TAAATCTTTTGCATTGAAGAACTTTGGCATAATATTATCCTACATAAATGTTTAATGGAACTCGAGTCATTACTTGTTGTTGTTGTTCAACCATAGCTGCTTCATTCTCCATTCTTGTTTTTTTACTTACTTCGTTAAGATTTTCTCTTAGTTGTTCTATGAGAGCATCTTTTTCTGTTTGTGCTTCAGCTCTTAATGCTGCACCATCTAAAGAAACTTCTGAACCAGGAATTGGTACTGTATTATACTTTTCTCTAATTGCACCCAACATTTCTTTTGCCAAAGCGAGTGTATATTTTCTAATCCATTGTTTACCAACATCGTTGATTTTTTGATATTCTGCAAAGTTATATCCTACATTTGAGTAATCTGATACTACATTAGGAGTTATGATAGTAGAATTTTCTCTTCTATCTTTTACAACTTGATATTCAAACCAAAGTTTGTATTCTGTTGTTGGTTTTGGAAATATTTGTATTTTGTTGTTTACTATATTAAATGTATGTGCTGATTTTCTGATTTGGTCATTAAATTCAATTTGTTGAATTCTTAACATATCCTCATAGATTGGCATCAAAATAAATTGTGCAGCTGGTGAGAATGAACCAAATCCAAATTCATCAACTAAGTTAAGTGTTCCTTGTCCACTTACAGAATAAGGGTCAAAGAATCTTTGAATAGCTGGAGATGATTCGTAAAATACTTTAGTTACATCAATTCTTTCTCCACTTTCAGAAACATCTGCAAATAGGGTTTGTAAATCGTATTCTTGAGAATCAGTATTAACTGTAATATAATCTTTCTTTATATCAGTTCTACCACCAACATTTGCAAAATTACCATAGGTTTCTGCAATTGTTGTTATATTATTAAGTTCTGAACCTAATACTGATTGACCAGTATAGTTTGAACCTGTTGCTTGTCCTTCTAAAGAACCGAGGTTATTTCTTATATTAAACTGGTTTACTTGAGATGAGTATTCACTCACTGCTTCTTCAAACACTGCGAAGAAGTTTTCACCTTGTAATTCTATATCAATAATTGGATATCCTAATCTTTTCGCACACCATGATGCAACTTTTGGTGCATCTGTTTGAAAAGAGGAATCTGTATCATATGTACCGAATGGGGTTGATGAGCCTGAGGTAAAGTCTGCTGAACCTGTCCAAATCCTTGCTTGAGACATATATTTTTCTCCTTAATTAATCAATTATACTCTTATAAATATAAATTAATTAAAAACGAAACTATAAAACACAAAAAAAGAGGGAAACCTTTCGGAATCCCTCTTAATTTTATCATTACTTTGTAATCACTTACTACTAAAATTTAATTAACCGATTATAGGTTAGCTAAATCTTTAACATAGATTTTACCATAGAATTCTGGTCTTACCATTTTCTTAGCGTATCTAGTCATTACACCTCTTCTTGGTGTAAAGTTAGTTGGGTCATATACAAGAGGTGTCATGATTAATGGTACATAAGGTGCATAAACTGCTCCTGTTTCTAGGAAGTTTGAACCTTTAAATCCTAATAAGATTTCGTTAGAAGTCATATAAGGGTTTTTGTACACAGTATATCTGTTAGATAAAGAACCAACAGTAGTTACACCAGCTGCGAAAGATGAAGCATCTTTATCAGCAGAAACTGTAAATCCTGGGATTGATTCTAAAATCGTACAAACATCTGGAGAAGCAACAATAAAGTTTGCTCCACCTCTTAAAGTTAACTGGTGAATCTTGTTACTTACTTTATTAATCTTAGCACCAAGTGTTTGGAACCAAGAGTTTTTAGTGTAAGCAGCAGAATTACTTCCAGCTACCCATGATGTATTGTTTGAATCATACTCTTCACCTAAAGTTACTGACCAGTATTCAGATGTTAAAGCGTTTGATTTTAACATATCTAAGATTTCTAGGTCAATCTCTAATGAGATGTACTCAGATAACATAGAAGTTAATTCAGCTTCAGCATCGATTGAGTGGTAAGCATTAAGGTCTTGAGCCAATTCAGGTGTCCATACAGCCTTTAGTTTTCTAGTCTTAGCAACGATTGCTTCAGACTTTAACTCTAGGTCTACTTCTGGAATACCTAAATCTTCACCTACTGAAGAAACACCACCAGCGTTTCCATCTTCAAAGTCACCTCTGTTTTCAGCAACTGGTTGTTGTGAATGCTTTACAGTTAAGCTATCAGCAAGTGGTAATCCACTTGTTTTAGCGAATACTATAATGTTAGCACCAGATACTTTTGAATGTGCTGGGTAAAATGCATCAGCAGTAGCGAAATCTGATGAAGAAATGTAAAAACTTCTTACTGCATCTAAATCAGGTCTTACTAGTTCGTTATGAGCGAAAGTAAATTTTGCTAATGAACCATCAGCAACTGATGATGATAATGATGCATCATATTGTACATCTGCCCATGAAGCTGATGCTAGTGTTATGTCTCCTGAAGCAACTGAATCAGATACATCATTTACTGAATATCCGAATCTTCCTTCTCCATAAAGACCATTTACTGCAGAGTCAGTTGAACCTAAGTCCGAACCTGTTCCACCGAAAAGTGATTTTCCGCTAAATCCAGGATTTCCTGGTTGAGCAGTTCCATATTTAAAGTCTAAATAGAATATTAGACCAGATGGTAAGTTCATTGGCTGAACGCTAACGAATTCTTTTGATGCTATTTCACCAAAAATCCTTCTTACCAAAGGAAGAGCAACACCACTCCATTCTTCTGAACCAGCTGAAGTACCTGTTTGAGTTGCCTCATCAAGTAATTGTTTTGCTTGGTTCTCAAGAAGTACAGAAATTTGAGATTGCTCTCTCTCGTTTAAACCTTCTAGAAGTCCAGTTCTATCCCACTTTGACTTAAGTTCTCTTGTCTCAGCAAGCATAACTTGTTGTGGGTTCTTTCCTTCCATAAGTTTAGATAAATCAAAATTTGCCATTTTTATCTCTCCTTAAAATTTTGTTAATAATTAGTTAATATTTGCTAATTTCTTAAATCTATCAGCCATCGTGTTAGTTGATTCAGTAATTACTTCCTTTTTAGGAGCAGTACTTGCAACTGGTTTAGATGCGAATGATTCGTTGATTTTAGCTTGTTTTTGTTTTTTTGAAGTTCCACCTATTTTAAAACTCTCAGCTAATGTTGAGAATACTAATTTTACTTCTCTAACATTTTTAGTTCTGTCTAATGTTTCAACAACTTTGTGTTTTTGGTCGTTGTTTAGTTCATAAGCTCTGAACAATTTGTTAGTGTAAAGTAATTTAGCGTTTAATAGATTTACTTCATTGATTGTAGACTTCAACTCTTTAATAGTAGAAATTGCATCACTTAGTTCTGCTTTAGTTTCTTCTAATTCGTTGTTTTCTTCAACCTCTTCTTTTTCTTCTTCAGAATCTTCACCTTCAGAAACTTCATCAGAACCATATCCCATTTCTCTTAGGATTTCTTCTAAATCAATTTCATCATCTAAATCTTCTTCTTCAGATTCTTCTTCAGAATACATTTCTTCTTCCACTTCATCGTGTTTCTCATCTTCATGAGAACCGACAGCGTCATCAGCGATATCTTCAACTTCTTCTTTTTCCTCAGCATCAAGTTCTTCTTCGTGGTCTGCACCTTCTTCTCCAGAAAGTTCAGCCTCTAGTTCCTTAATGATTGATTCCAAATCAAGTTCTTCTTCGTCTGATTCTTCTTCGTGAGAATCTTCCATGTAGTTTTCTTCTACTGAATCTTCTTCTTCTGATTCTTCGTTTTCACTAATTTCAGCAGCTTTCTCAGAATTTTCATCCTCAGAACCTACTTCACTAGATTCAACATCCGTATCAGGGTTTCCTTGAGCTACATCTGATGAACTATTAGCATCATCTGCTGGTTGCTTGTTGTCTCCATCACCGATATCAGAAGCACCTGCATCAGGAGCATCATCTTTATCGTACTCTTCATTAACTTCCTCGTCTTCCTTATCTTCACCTTCAGCAGTAATTTCTTCCTCACCGTCAGCGTTATAAGTTCCCTCTTCTACTGATTCTTCTTCCTCATCTTCTCCTTCAATTTCTTGTTGAAGTTTTTGAGAAAGGATAGATTGTAGTCTTGGAGTGAAAGCTTCTTCAAGAGCGATTTTAGCATTAGCAATAGCAGTTTCTCTAACAGCTTTAGCATCAGCAATAGCTTCTTTCAATAAATTTGAATTTGCCATTTTTTAAACCTTTCGTTTGTTATCGTGAAAATATTAAGGGATTTTCAATAAGAATTAATTTTAGGTTTGGTCACCTCACATAAGAACTCGTGGGTATTCATAAACCATAAAATGAATCCACACCTGTGGATTATTACTAATAAATATAGAATATATATTTAAAACAATGTTTTTTATGAAATTAATTTTGAAGAATTTTTATCTTCTTTCTTTTTAGAATCATTATTTTTTGATTTTATTTTTCTTTTTTTACGAGTTTTTAATCTGACTGTTGTATTACCATTTTCTATTTTTTCTAAAATAGTTTCTCTTTCTTGTTCTCTTCTAGCTTGTTGATTTGCTTTTCTTTTAACAACAGATGGTTTTTCAAAATACTTTCTATCTCTTAACTCTTGTAGATGACCTGAATCGTTGATTCTTCTTTTTAAAATTTTTAGTGCTTTATTAATATCTTTGTGCTTAACTTGTACAGATACTAATTTTGGGTGTTTACTCATTCTCTTTTATTTAAGTGTAACTTGTTTTATATAAGTATATATTATGAACCTTTTCCGGTCCCACTCTTTTTTCCACCAGTATGGGTAGAAACATTTATAGGTTTCTTTCCTTGACCTCTCGATGCCTTACCACCACGATTTGCCTTGTTTTGTGCTGTCCTCTTTCTACGAGTTGCAGATTCTTTTTCTTTTTTACTCATAGATTTAGCTTTTGAAGCTGGAACACATTTAGCATATCCACTCTTATCACCACTTGTTCCACATGGTGGGTGTTTTCCACTTTTATCTTTCTTACCAATGTTAACCCACTTTGATTTGAACCAATTACGCAAATCTTCGTTAACAATGTTTCCACAATGGATACATCTGTTTTCTTCTATAATTTCCTTACATAGTTCTTGGAGTTGCATTATTTTACATTAGGTAATAAATCTATTAGTTTCATTGATTTAACTTCATCTATATATCCTAATTCTTTTGCTTTTTTAGCTCTTAATCTATCATCATCACCAGGTCTACTACCACGAGTATAATTAGGGTCTCTTCTAACTGCCATATCAATATCACTAGCAGCTTTAGAACCTAATTTTTCTATATCACTAAATCCTAAAGCAGTTGCACCACTTAATTCTTTTTTAGCCTTTTCTTCTGGTGATGGTTCAGTCCTTGGTTGTGGTCTTGGTTCAGGCCTTGGTTCTGATTTTGGCTCTGATTTTGGTTCTGATTTTGGTTCAGGTTTTGGTTCAGGTTTTGGTTTTGGTTGTTTGTACTTTTTTCCAATTAAATTAGCTAAATGACCTATTTCATCTTCAACTTCTCTCTTATGAAAGGTTGAAAGTTTATCAAATCTTTTTGCGTCTTTTTGCATTTTCAAACTTTTGTTTCTAAGGCCTTGCAACATATCGGATACTTCTTCTCTATGGAGTTTTGCATTGGAACGAAGCCAATCTCTCATTTGATTATATACCCTCTGAGTAGTTCCTATATAACCATCATAACCTTCTTCTTTATTAATATCTTCAGCAGATTGACGATACCAAATTTTTCCTGAGTTGAACTCTTTTTGGTCTAAATCTATTTGATTATCATCCCCACCAAACATATCAGAGTTTTTTGGCATACTTCTATCCCACTCTTTTCGAGTATGTTCTGTTGGGTTGTCAATTTTTTGAGAAATTTCTTTAGCTATTCTACCTATTTCATTTTGAATTTCTTGGTTCTGAGAAGGTGAGATTTTTCTACCCATTGTTTCATCAGTATGTTCTGCACCACGCATTACATCTTTATATAATTCATCAACTTTTTTTTGAAGTGAATCTATGTCAAAATCACCTTGTTTATATCCTGTTTGATATATGAACTCCTCCAACGACCAAATAGTATTATTATACAATTCATCAAAATATTTATCTCTTGCTTCCCAACTACTATTCACTTTACCACTTTTGTACATATCCATGCTAGTAGTTATATCATTCAAATAATTGACCTTTTCTTCTCCACTAAAAGCTGGAGTTTTTGGAAGTGTTTTCCCATCCCAATCTTTTTGATTATCTTTTGGAGTTTCTTCTTTATCTTTTTTGATATCAGAAGCATGTTTAAACATATCTTTCCCACTTACTTTACCAGGTGATTTCTGTTTATCAGATTTTTCATCACCTCCCTTTTCAATAGGTTCGTGAGTTCCTGCTTTAATTGCTGCATCTCTTGAATCTTTAGATTTGAATACCGCAGTTTCTCCACTCTTTTTGTTAGTAGCAGTGAATGTTTCTTGTTCTGGTAATAAGTCTCTGAGTCTCATAATTTTTTCCTTTATTTTGATACTATTTGATAGAGTTTTTCTTCGGCATCAGGTATTCTTTTGAATTCTCTTGGATTGATACCAAATCCTCTTAATGCGTTAATAATAAATTTAGCATAATCGTTTTGTCCGATTCTTACTTCATGTTTTGCAAGTTCGTCATAAAACTTTTTTTCAGTTTTTGTGTATGTGTGTATTTTTTGAATTACTTTACTTTCTTTCGTTTTAGATTCTACCATTGGATTGTATCCTTGTGGTACACCATCTTCTGATTCTTTTAAATATCTTTTCCAATCTGAAAATTCTGGTGCCTGAGGAACTCTGATAAAATTAGTTTTATACCTTAATTTAGGTTGTTTACTTAAATCATATCCTAATCTAACGGCAACTTTCTTTTTTAAATCTACATAAAAAAGTGCACCATGATAATCAATTAAATACGCACCCTTTTTACCATCAATAAATCCAGGTATGTTTTTCAATAAAACTCCAGGAGTTGTAAGTCCTAAACCAGAATGTCCTGCAATATATTTTACAGGTGTGTTTTTAGTAAGTTGAAAGTATTCGTGTCCTGATTTTGGATTTATTAATCCTTCTGCAAGAGTATCACCTACTTTATATTTTGTTTCGTTTACTGATTCATTAAATCCATAAACATATCCACCTTTGTGTAAAGTGTTTACAAATTTTGCTAAATCTTTTTTGTTTCTGAAAGTTTGGATATCAAAGAAATCACTACCATCTTTATGTTTCTTTTTACCATCGTGGTAAGAGATTGTGTATTTTGCTGAACCAACTCTATCTTGTTGGTAGTATCTTTTTTTACCTTCGTTTACTGATTCATAAATTGGTTTACCTGTTTTTTTATCTATTCTTTTTGGTTTATACAATTCCCAATCAGATGTTTTGGCATTCCATATAAGAGCACTGCCATCGGACATTATTACAAATTCTTTACCTTTGATTTTTTTCTCAACACCTTTGCCCATCTTCATATACCAATTTAATTTTTTATATAAATTAGTATCATTTACATATTTTTCTGCCCAATTACTACCCTTACCAACTTCGTTTACTGCGTATTTGGCTTCTTTAGAATCCCAATCTCTTTTAGACATTGAACCAACTGATTCAATACCGCTCTTTGATAAAATTTTATCGGTATTTTTCTTTAAGAACATATCTACTGCTCTTTTAGATTTAAATACCTTAAGTAATTTTTTACCTTTTCTTGTTTCTATATAAGATACGAATTCCATAATTTCTCCTTAACAGTTTTTCCAAGTTCCACCTTTACCCTTGTAGTTTTTTGCAGCCCATCCATTAGCGTATGCAGAAGGATATACATCAAACTTCTTTTTTGCTGCTGCTTTAGATGCTGCCCATTTACCAGGGTCATTTGGGCAACTTTTTTCCATTAACCGAGTTACTTTTTTACCAAACTCATAAAGTTTCATTTCTTCTTCGTTTAAATCAGATTCTTTTAATACTGTAACTATGTTTCCATTTTGTGTTCTATTGTGAACTACAACAGATTGTTCTGTAATTGTTTCTTTGTTTACTGATTCGTTGCATCCACCTACTGTTGTTCCACCACATCCACATCCACAATCTTTTTTAGATTCGTTGATACCTAATCTGTTTTTCATTTCATCTTCAGTAATCTCACCGAACTTGTAGTATCTTGATAGGATGTGTCCCATATCCTCGTATAATCCTGCCATTCTTTGGTCAAGTGCACGAGCCTCAAGAGCAACTTTATCGAATTGTTTACCCAACTTATCCAATTCACTCATGTTTCTCTTTACAGTATGTTTATCGAACCAATCACCAGCTTCTTTGATTGCAAGTGTTCTAGCAGCTTCAGTAATACCACCAAGGGTTTCTGCTACTTGAGTAATATCTGATTTTCTATCCATTGATTCTTGATACTTGTTGTAAGTTGAAACAATTTCAAGAAAATGTCTTTTAACCTCATTAGATAGAGGTCTTTCTTCATTTTCTTTTAATAGTTGGGTTAGTTTCATTGTTCTCTCCTTTAATATTACATTACTCCTCTAATTACTTTTGTAATTTTATCTGAGAGTTCTGCGAATTGTTGGTTATATTCTTTTGTTCCTGGCGTCTCCATTACTCCAAAACTTGCAATTTTTTTTAATTTATCTAATTGTCTTATTGCATCAGTTCTATCTCCTATAAGATATCTTGCAAAAATATCACCAGCTATTCTTGGGTCAACTTTTTTTGCCTCACTAATATTATTTTTGCTTTCGTTAAGTATATCTTTTAGTTTCATTGTTCTCTCCTTTTATATTCCTCTATCGATTTTTGATTTTGGTGCTTTATCCTTTACAATCATTCCTTTACCACCATCTTTCTCAACCGATTTTAAAAATTTTTCTGCATCAGATTTATCTTTATACCATGCTTGAGCTGGACCTATGTTTACATTCTTAAGGTCTTTTCTCACTTTGTACATTACTACAAATCCTTCTGGTAATAAATCTTTTAGTTTCATCTTAAAATAATTTTTTTAATTTTTTATCACCATATACATCAGCATAATACCACTTCTTATCTTTCATATTGTAAAGGTAAACATATTCAGCACTACCATTTCTATCGGCAGTATCTACATATTTACCAAAATCTTTTGAATTACCTTTAATTGGTTTTCCACCCTTCTGGTAGTATTCAATATCTTTATCATCATAGATTCCTCTTGCACCACCTTTTTTAATAAGTTGAAGAACATCTTTTTCATTCTTCATATGTTTTTTAAGACCTGGTTTCATATTTGATGGATAACCATCGTAGTGAACATATGCTGATGCAATCTTACCACTTCTATCAATGATACCAACTTGTGAACGAGTTCCTTCGTTGATTATATTTTCTTTAACAAGATTTGAAATACTAATTCTACCTTCTTTCTTCATATATTCTTTTTTATCAAAGATAGATTCGATTTTATCAGCAAAATCACTCATACCATTATCTCGTAGTTGTTTAGTTAGAGTTCCTACTGATTTAACTCCATCCCATTCAGCTGCATCTGAAGTTTCTCTACCCAATGCCGATGAATAATCATCTCTTTCACTATATGTAGAAGCATATTTTTTTCTGATTGCATCCATTTTCGTATCGTAATCATCATCTGATATTGAAGGATACTCCGGTCTTTTTGCAAGTTCTGGTTTATCTTCTAATACTGCAATTAACTCTCTTGCTTCAGTATGGAAGTTAGAGTTAGTTAATGCCGAATAAACAGCTCTACCGATTGCAACCTTATAATCTTCTTCACCCATTTTTTGAGGAGTGATGCCATATTTTTTGGAAATCTTATCAGCAACTTTTTCAGCCTGAGGGTCTGATTCTAATTTAGGTTTAGATGGTTCTGCTTTAGGTTCTTCTTTATCATTTTTAGGTTCTGATTTAGGTTCGTAAATACTATCGATTAAATCGTAAAGTTTAGATTCGATTTCATTATATTCAGATGCCGCCTCTTCAAAATCTTGGTCAGATAAATCTCGTGCATCTATTAAATCAGCATCTGCCATTTCTAAATCACTAGTAAGACTATCATATTCATCTTTTTGTTCAGGTGTCATATCATCAGAATACAAATTACCAAATTCTCTGAAATCTTCTACTCCATGTTCCTCATCATCCATATCTACTGGTCTCTTTGGAGCTTCATCAGGTCTTTCTTTTTTAGGTTCAGCAGATTTTTGTTGTGCCTTCATTTTCTTTAGGCGTTCCTTTGAATCTCTATCACTATCTCTTTTAAAGATGTTTACTTTAGGTTTATCTTCTCCACCAGGAACATCAACTGCGGTATCTTTATCGGTTTTTCTTTTTTCATGAGTACCTGCTTTGATTGCAGCATCTCTAGCTGCTTTTGTTTTAAATACAGAAACATTACCAGTTTCTTTACTTGTAGCAGTAAAAGCCTTTTCTTCTTGTAAAGGTTTTAAATCGATAAGTCCACCCAATTTAATCATAATTCTTTTTTCTCCTTTTTATGTGTGTATAAATCAAGTTTACCATCTTCGGTTAACTTAACTTCATAATTAGTTTTTCTTATATCGTTATAACTCTTTGCAGTTTTAGAACCAACTTCTCTTTCAACTGTTCCAAGTTTAAACTTATTTTTGGACATAAAGTCCTGTACATTAAATCCCATAACCTTAATTTAATTCTGTTATAATTTCTCTCATCATATCTTGTGCCTTACACCATTCATTACAAACTGCTGTTTGTGATTGAAGTTGTTTGTTCACAGATTCGTTCATAGGAACCATAAATGCTCCATGAGTAGATGGGTTAGAAACAAAATCCCAACCAATCAATTCAAAATCTTCACCTACTTGAACTTTACCACCTGATAAAGGTTCTACTGAACCCATACCTCTTGATGATATACCTAATAGAATACCTGCTTGTAGAAGTTCTTTTAAGATGTTACCACTTGGAGTTGGTAAAATCTCAACTGTTCCTACTAAATCATCACCATCCCAATGAATTTCTCTTACATTGTGAGATACATTCTTTAAGTTGATTACAGAAGAATCAGGATGGTCTAATTCACCTAATGCTCTTCTTTCTTTAATAAGTGTTTCGTATTTCTTTGCCTCTCTCATAAGGATAGGTTTAGGATATATTCTACCATTCTGATTTTCTGCACCAGCTCTTTGTAGAATACCCTTAACGATAGTTCTTCCACTATCATCTTCGTTTACCCTTCCTTCGAATAATCTTGTTTCTATTAATAAATTGTTCATTATGCTCCCCAAGTTTTTCTTTTCTTAAATAAATCAAAAAAGATTGCCGATACTTCTTGTCTGATAATTTTTCGGATTATATCCTTATCAGATTCGGTGAGTTCTTCGTTAATAGTTCCTTTTTTAACATTAACGATTTCTTCATTGATGATATCATACAATTCTCTTTTGGTCATTTTTTTACTTTATATTAGATGAATCAGAAGCATCTTTAGATGGTTTCTTATTATCACCTTTACCAATTTCAGATGAATTTAATTTTTCATCTATTTCTTGTCCACCAAAAGTAGGTCCTACTGCACCTCTGCCAAATCTTTCATTTTTCTTTCCTCTACCTTTCCAAGTTTTTTGGATTTTGTTAAAGAATGCTTTCTTTTCTTCATCGGACATTGAAGGTAATGATTTACCAGCCTTTTCTAATGCCTTTTTAAAGAACTTTTGGTATTCAGATTCTTCTAATAAAGTTTCTCTGACTATATTTTTTAATTGTTCTCTTGTTATTTTCATTTTTCAATCTCCTGTATTGTTTTTGCTATTTTGATTAATCTCTCTTTTATAGTATAAATATGTTTATTTGTTCTTTTCCAATACTTATCAGAATCCAACTCATTAATCGTTTTGATTTTATTATACCAATTGAAAAACTTCTCAACTTCTCTTAATTGATACTTTAATTCTTTTAGACCCATTGCCATCTTCTTATGAGGATGCATTGATTCATCGTTTTTTAATTCTAACCAACGATTTACTGGTCTCTTTACTTTAGCTTCGTTAATATCTTCTCTCATATTACCATCATAGTTCATAGCCCAATTATCAAACCCATCTAACATCTTTGAAATCTGTCTTTCATCTGATGAACCATATGGATTGTAATCAAACTTATCTTTCATTTGAGAAAGTTCTTTTTGTCCAAAGTTTTCATATCCACCTTTTTGTTTCCACTTTCTCATTAGTTGTTTTTTAACTCTTGAGATTGCTGAACGAACTTGTGATGGTTTGAATTTTCCCTCGTTTACTGATTCTTTTACAGGTACACCATCTTTGGTTATTCTATAATCAACCCACCCATCTTGTTTTGCTAATGATTTGGCATCTTTAGAAATAGCCTTTATCATCATTTTATCTATATTAGGATTGTGTGTTGTTTTTGTTAAAGATGCTTTTTTGAATTTTCTATCTTTTTTAGATGATTTATATTCAATACCATAAGTTATTGCTGCTTCATTGATATTATCAATATCACCACCCACAACTGAATAACCAAGTTGTGTTGCTATTTTCTTTTTTCTTTTTTTGTGTTTGTTTCCTTTGGAGAATGCGTAAGGAGTTTGATAACCATCTACATTACCTGTTGTAGTGGCTTCATCTAATTCTTTTTGAACTTCATCAAGAATTTCATCTAAGATTTCTTTAAGATTTTTTTCCATTGACATTTTTTATCTCCTTAATCAATTCATAAGACATCATCAAAGCTGAAACTTGTTCATCGGTAATCTTTTTACCAATTTTTTGCTTTTTTAAAACATTAATAGTTTCTTTCAACTTGATTTTTGTAATCTTATCCTTCATACCTTTATACATTGTATGTAATTCAGTAATAGTTTTGATTAATTCTGATTCGAAATACTCGTTGAACTTTGAAGTGTTATTAACATTATTAATATATTCTCTTAATAAACCTTTTTGTGATTCATCTAGAGTTGTATATTTTTTGTTAAAAGTTTCAACAAGAATTTTGTATGTCAATAATCTTAAATCTTTCTCTTGTTTTCTGTATTCTTCTACTAACTTATCTTCTTTTTCTTTTAATGTAGATGGGGAATTTGATGAGATATGCTCTACAAGAGTTAGTTTTGAATTAAATACATCTTTAATATCAAGGATATCATTCTTTTTACCTTCAAACAACTTATGGATTGAAGCTAAAATTTTGTAGTTTGTTACCGGGGAAGATAAGAAATTGTTAATTTCGAAGTTTTCCTTGATAGCTTTTACAAGATTATATTTTTCTCGTTGAATTTTTTTATAATCTATTTTTGTATGGGCTTCTAAAATAGCATCAATAAACTTTTCAGCTTTTGATTCTGTATTATATTTTTCATTTATTAAAAGGTTGAATAATCTCAATTCTTTGGACATTTCAGTACCTTTACCATAGAATTCTTTAATAATTCCTTTAGCTTTTTCTTCACTACCATTGATTATTTCAAGGGTAACTTGCCTTGTAAGGAGTTCAAAAAGAAAACCAGTATTTTTAAATTTTGAATGTTTTATTTTTCTCATCGTTATTTTTTCCTATTATGATATAGTAAATTTTCCCTATTATAAATATAAAATTATATAAGTTTAATTAATTTTCTGTATCTTTGAGGATATTTTCCTCATCTAACATATCTTTCATTTCATGTAAATACTTTCTTTTTGCAGCAATTCCACTTACATATTGTATTGCTTTTTCTTCGGAAGTTGTATTTTTTCTTGCAGATTTTCTTTCTTTATCACCAAGTGGGTCTCTACCATAAGGATGCTTATCTTTACCATATGTATTTCCTTCTCTTGGTCTACCACCTTTATCTTTAATTTCTGCTTTTAATTTTTCTAAAGATTCTTCGATATCATCTGGTTCTTCATCTTCTAATGCAGGGTCATTACCCTCATCTTCAATCATTCTATATCTATATCTATCTTTGATATCTTCAATAATTTTAGTTTGTTCATCATCCTTTTCATTATCAGAAACTTTAAATATATTGGAATATACCCAATCTTTAGATAACATATTCAATCCAATCACATCTTGTGCCAATCTAACTTTTTCTGACCAAAGGTTTATTTTTTCTTGTTCGTAAATAAATGATGGATTTACTAATTGTAATTCAAAGTTTGTCATTTCTGAATCTGTAATACCTTGTGAGTATAAATGTACAATTGCAATTTTAGTTAATTCTGAAATTACTGTTCTTTGAATTCTTTCGATTGTTCTTGCAAATCTAACATCTTCTGCTGCAAGTGTTGCTTTACCATTTACTTGTTCTTCGTATCCTAAATATGCTTTTGGAATTTTAAGAGCTGCAAATAATTTGTTCTTTAAATAATCAATATCTTCGATAGTTGCATATTCTAAACCTGCAAGGTTTTCAATGTTTGTACCACTATCACCACCTCTAACTGGTAAGTAAAAATCTTCAGTTAGATTTTGCATATTGTACTTTAAGTTGTAATCACCAGTATTTCTATCAACGAAAGGAACTTTCTTCATTTTATTGATGATTCTCTGCATATAGTTATCAACCTCTGTTGGAGGGATATTTCCTATATCCACTTTGAATACTCTTTTTTCTGGTGCTCTCATGATTCTATGGATTAACATAGCATCTTCCATTAGAGATAATTGTTTCCACAATCTTCTACCATTCTCAATCATAGATTTACCATAAGGTAACCAGTTTGTATCTGCTAACAATCTGAAGTGAGCAATTTCAAAGTTTTCGTATTCTTCTTTACCATTCGGGTCCTCAGTAATTTTAAACTTTACTGAATTTGGATTTGTTGGGTCTGTTCTTTCTAATCTTTCTGTATTGTAAACAGAGTGAGGTGTAATATTCACAATACCTTTACCTTCAGCTATTTCTAAACCTAAGAAGAAATCTCCATACTTACACATATTTCTTACCCATGGCCATAAGTTGAATTCAACATTAAGGATATCATAAAATAAGTTTCTTAATATTTCTTGAATCTTTTCATTATCTGATACGATTCCTAGAGTATCACCAAATTCGTTTTTTAGTGTTGATTCATCTGCGTATATATCTAATGCTGATGCTAATATCGGGTCGTTATCCATTGCATCGTAATCACGAAAAACTTCTCTACGAACTTGTTGGTATGCCATTGATTGTGCACCACCTGCTTGTTCAAAGAAAGATTTCTGAATCTTTGTATATCTATCTCTTAAAGATGATAAATTCGTTTGTTGTCTTTCATCAGTATCAACTACTTTTCTTCTACCCTTTTTATCGATGGTAACCACCGCTTGGGCTCTGAATAGTTTTGTTAATCTACCAAAAAATGAAGTATCTGCCATTTTATTTCTAATTTAAATTATAACCTTTATTGTTTTGTTTTTACCATTTTCTACAAGACCAGTATCTTGCTTTGTGTCTTGGACCTGGGTTATCACAGTTATGTCTTGCTCTAAAAGATTTTCTCCTTTCAGGATTATTCTTTTTGATTGACATTGTTTTCTCTCCACCTTTTCCTTTATGACCAAAGTTTACTTTTACTACATTACCTTGGGGATTTTTAACATATACTTTAAACTTTTTAACATCACCCTGCATTGGTTTACCAAGTTTTACTTTTCTTCCTTGATATTCTGCCTCGTTGATATCAGATTTATACGATTTCATGAATTCACAAAATTCTTTTATATCATGATAGTTTTCTACAAAGTATTCGTTACAATAAGATTCGTTTTCATTAAGTAATTTTTTCATTGAAATCATAATATTTTCTCCTTATACTATAAATATAGATTTATTTAATTAACCAAGTTAAATCCTCATCTCTATCCCCTACTCGTTGTTTCCATGGGTTTTCTTCTAACTGAGTGTTTCCACCGAATCCCATACCTGCAATATCTAATTGGTGTGCTCCAATACCACCCAATGCTTGTTTTGTTAAATCAATTCCTTCTTGTCTTAATCTCAATGCGGTATCTCTAACCCACAATCCAATAGATAATGACATTGTTAAATCATCATTATATCCTCTCATTGCTTCTGCTCGATTCCCACTCCATATAAATGTAAATAATTCATCTATGGTTCTTGATGAACGAATGGTTACAGATTTTTCTCTTATGTATTGTTCCAACTTTGATATAATCAAAGGTCGAGTTTTAGATGTTGTACTAAATCCTGCAACTAATCCTCTATCTTGTGCTCTGTATTTGTTTGTTAATTGATTTTCTACATCTACATACTTTAAATCCTTACTCATATAAAAAAGATTTCCATATCCTCTATCAATTACTTGTTGTATTACTGCCCAACCAATGTTTGCGTTCTCAACTACTAACAATGCATTATTATAATCAGTTGAAAGTGAAACTAAAAAGTTTCCAAAATCTTTTGTATCTAATTTACCTTTATATTCTGCTACTTGTGATGCATTTTCAATATCAATTACATGACATGCTGAATAATCGGTTGAATCTCCACGAGCAACATCGGCAACTACCATATAAGATTTATTATAGTTTGGATATTCCCATTTCCACAAGTTTCCATCGAAACCTGTTTTCTCCATTGGTTCTTGTACAAATGATTCTTTATAGAATTGTAAGAGTTGTGGGTCTATTACAGTATCACCAGAAGAAACAAAATCACAATCACATTCTTGTGCTGCTCCCTTTGGTCCTAATAGTACCTCTTGTTCATCTCTCCAACTTTGGTCTCTTTCTGGATGTACTGACCAATGTAATCTAATTGTATTGAATGTATTTGTTTCTTCTTCAGCACCTACCCAAGTTTTGTGAAAGAAGTTTCCTACACCATTTGGTGTTGAAAGGATAATTGCGTTACCACCAGTAGATAAGGTAGATTGTGCCGATACCCATATATCTTCAATCTTATCAATGAATGCTGCCTCATCAAATACTAATAAGGATAGTGCTTCAGAACGACCAGCATCTCCAGCAGCTGATGTTGCTTTTATCTGAGAACCATTCGAGTATCTCAGAGATAACTTGTTATCCTCTACTGTTGTTTGTTTTAACCACGATGGTAAGTATTGATTCATCACACGAACCTTCGTTACAAGGTTCTTAGCAACTTCTTGTTTAGTTGCAATTACTAATACATTAAAATCTTGATTGAATAACATTTTCCAAAGAGAAAATCCCGCAGTTAAGGTTGAGATACCTGTTTGTCGAGATTTAAGGATAATGTTATAACGATGTTCTGTAAATTCTTCTAAAGTTCTTTCTTGAAATTGATATAAGTGAAAAGGAATCTTACCACGCACAGGATGTTGAATCATACAATACTTTTTCATAAAGTAGATTGGGTCTCCAGCACATTTCTGATACTCAAGTTTAATTATATCCTTTAAAGAAGCTTTAGCCATTTATTTTTTACCTATTTTCCAATATAATGATGTTCCAACGAATGGTTTGTATTCACCGAGTTGATTTGACATACCTACATTTAATCCATAGATATTCATTTTCTTGGTTTTTAACAATCCATTAACACTAAAACTACCAAAACCATTTACTTGGTCAACACCAAGTCCTAATCCATAGTAGAATTCATTTTTAGGTAACTCTTTTACAATTGTAGTATTGTAAACAGTTGGTATTTTAAAGAACCAATCAATTTCTCTTGATTCGATTCTGTTTTGTGAAATAACATCAGTAAGAATACCAAATCCTAAATCTCCACTTGGTTTGTTACCTAATGAATCAGTAACTACCTCTGGAAAATCGTATGCAAGATTTAATGTATCTTTAACTGTTACTTTTGAGAAGTAATCTTTAATGATTGCAAGTGAATCTACATCTACTGGTATTTCAACTTCCTTAATTACTTCTTTTGTAATGTACTTTGGTACATACTTCGTTACTTTAACTTCTTTTTCTACAAAAACTGTATCTATTTCTTTTTTAAGTAATTCAAAATCCTCACCATCTACATTGATGATTTCTTTATCGCTTAAATCAGGCCCACATCCTCTCATTAAGAATATAACACCAATTAAAAGAAGGATAAGAATCTCTTTCCATCTTTTAAAAACTAAATTAAATAAAATGTTCATAATTTTTTTCCTTTATTTTATCAAAAGCAACTTGCCTTTTCTCTTCTAACTCTTTGAGTTCAATTTCACCATATTCAATGAGTTCATTTATTTCAGCTTTTATCTCATCAATTGGTTTTGGTAACTTCCAAGTTTCAGTAACTTCACCTTGGTCATTATGCATCTGATATTCTTCTCGTAAATCATCAATTGATTGTTTATATTGTTCAATTTTATTTTTACCAAAGAAAATCATCTTTGTCCACAACTTGTAATTAGAATAATCTTCAAAAACACCTGCTACTCTCAACTGATGTTCTCTATCGATAGTACAATCCATACAAAACCCTCCTCTTTCTATAAAAGATTTATCTTTTTTAGTTATTTTGATGGTTTTACATTCAGAATTTTTGCATTGTGCTTTTTTTTCTAAATATTTTCTAATTTCTTGGTACTGTTCGTGGTTTTTAGAAGTTTTTAAAATAAATCCTTCCTTTTTTTCATATTTGTGATGCTCATCTTCCCAAATATCACCTATTTTACGATTTTCTTTTGTAGATTCATAACCAATAGTAGTATTTGATTGATACTCACCAGTTTTAATCATATCAACCAACTTTCTACGAGTTGGGTGCATATATTTCTTTTTAAATTCTTTACCCATTGTTACATATTAGGTTATGATTTATATATAAATATATCAAATTAAAGAAAACGAATTTTTTAGAAGAAAATACCAAGTATTTGGTTTACTGATGCAAATGTACCTGTAAGTTTAAAAGTATTTCCTTTATATAAGAAAACTATACCTTCATTTGGTACAATTTTTTTAGAACCACCAATAGAATTTAATCTTTCAAGTTCTAATTTAAGTTTTTCTATCTTTTTTGGGTCACCTGATTTTTTAACATCTTTAATTGTTTTATCAATTCGTTTCTTTATATCACGAACTGCAGAATCTGCATTAACTGTTAGTGCTGATGAGGTGAATTCCAATACTTCTGCTCCAAGACCAAGAAAAATCTCTTCAAACTTCATTAAATTTTGTTTGGAAATTTTCTTTTGGTCCTCTTTATCTGTCTTTTTAGCCCATTCAAGTGTTTTAGAATCAGAAATATTCTTATTATCTAATCTAAAACTCTTATCCATGAATGCCCATCTCTTAACTAACCCCATTTTGGTTTTGTTATCAAGTGTTGATGGTGAATTTTTATCAACCCATTGTTCCCACCACCCTTGGTGATAGTTTGCAACACCATCAGTATCCTTTAATCCAAATTCTTTTTGTAATTTTGAGATTTTTGATGAGTATTTACTTCTTTTCTTAGAAAGGTCTTGAGATTTTGGTAATTTTACAACAGGAGGTCCTTGAATTGTGTAATTATCTTGTACATCTTTATTGACTTGTTTAATCATACCTGCCAATATTCTTGCTGCTTCTCCATTTTCACCTATTGCTTTACCTTCCATATCATATTCCATAGTACCATGAAACACAAGTAGCGCCTGTCCATAAGGAATCACATTAACTGATGTTGGATATATCACTTCAAGGTTCATAAAACACGCACCTTGTTTAAAAATCTTATCTCTTTGTTTATCGTTAAGTGATTTGATTGCATTTGAGAGGTCTTTCATTGCATAATTATATGCATCACTTAACCCACCCCTACCTTGGAACTTATCTGATACACCTTTGATATCTAAAGCGTTCTCACCTCTGTTCTTTAGGTGTCCTTTGTTCCTCGCTGCTACTAACCTACCATCTCTCCATGAAATAGCTAGTGCTTGACCATCTGTTTTCTCTCTTGTGAACTCAAGTGTACCTTCGAGTGCACGATTTACGATATCTTTAAGTTGTCCAAAGGTTAAATTGATATCAGTATCAAATGGGTGAGACATATGTCCATACGCACCACCTTCGTTTATTGGTTTTGGTATTTCAGTAGTTGGAAAAAACATCTCAACTATCTTTTTATCAATATCGTTTACTAAATCATCAATTTCTTTCATAAACTTTTCCTTTTCTTGATTTTTTAACCACAATCCAATTTCAGGTCCTTTTAAATCTTTTGGTGCATCGTTACCACTTACTGATAGTTTAAATTTTACAAACTTATCAAGTTTTTTACCAATTCGTTTACCAAACTCTACTATATCTTTATCTTTGAGTTTTTTTACATTATTATGTAGTTTTTTAAATTGTATAATTTTATCAGGTGTAAAATTCTTTAGTGATATTAAAAATTTGATATCATCTCTATCATCATTACTATACTCAATTTTATTTAATACTTTTCCTACATTATTTGGGTCATTATCTCTTAGGATAAATGCAATAAATGTAAGATAGTTATTATCGTGTGGATATGGTTTACTTACTTTAAGACCTGGTAGGATTTGTTTAGTAAATCCAATTTCATCACATCTTTCTAAATAAACTTTAGTATTTTTTGATTGTTTAATTGCACTTCTAAACTCTCTCATTATTCTATCACCTGTAAGTTGTGATATGTTGTTATCTTTTTTAAGTGCATCTAAAGTTTCTTTATCCAATTTAGCATTCATTCGAGTTTCGAATCTTACTGCTCTTAATTTTCTTAATGGGTCCTCATCAAATCTTTCCGCTGGTTTACCAACTGTTCTGATAACTCCCTTTTTCATATCTTCTACACCACCATGGAAATCAATAATCTCTTTTTTCTCAATATCGTAGTATAAAGAGTTACAAGTTAAATCTCTTCTTTTCGAATCTGTTGAAATATCACAATAAACTACTTTATCTGGTCTCCTACCTTTACCAACATCTTGTCTGAAGGTAGTTACTTCATGTCCATTGATTGCTATACTTCCTAAATCAAGATTTGTGTTTATATTATTTGTAGAATGTTTAAAATTACCTTTTTTAGCAATCTTAATCATTTCTTCTGGTGTTGCATCTGTTGTTAAATCAAAATCTTTTGGTTTCTTACCAACAAGTGCATCTCTTACTGCTCCACCAACTACATAAAGTTGTTTTTTATCTTTTTTAAATGCCTTTTGAAGTTTTTTAATATCAGAAGGTATGGTTAAATTGAACTTTGTTCTTGTTGCTTTGTTTTCATCTAACCCTGCTCTATCGTGTTTAGAGAATTTACCTAATTTATCGAATGCTCTGAATGATTTTAGTTTATTTACTTTTTTAGGTGTCATTACAGATAGTTGTTTATATCTCATATGGTTTTTAACAATGTAAAATACATTTGCTGGATTACCACCAACTGATTCTATAAACTTTTTATACTTCTTTACTAAAGATGCTGATACTTTCTCATGTCCAAAGTGTGTAATGTGTCCTTTCTTTGGATGAATACCAGCAGTTTCATCTTTTCCTATATCGTGGAACATTGCTGCGATTGCAATATCAATATCATCTTCTTTGATTGAACGATTTACAACTGTGATTGTGTGTTTAAGTACATTACCCTCTGGATGTTTATCTGCTCTCTGTCCAAAGTTCTTTAAATTGTAAACTCTCTTTTGTAAATCACTTGGCATTTTCTTAAAGAGGGATTTAAAATCGGTAATTTCTAATTTTTTAAGTTCATTACCTTCTTTTAATCTTCTATCTTTTCTTAACATCTTCAATAAATCACCACCTTTACCTTTGATATCTCTGTGAACCATTCTTGAAGTTGGTCCTTGGAATAATTTGATGTAAAGTTTTTCTAAATACTCAGCCTTTTTCTCATCAGATAAGTTTTTGAACAATTTATTTATCACTCCTCTTTTTTTGTAAACATACTTTGCTAAATCATCGTAATAAAAAGAGTTAATTTCTTCTTGGTAGATTGTATCATCAATTCTACCATATTCTCTCATAATAATACCTGCTACTGCATGAGCTTGGTTTTCAATCGGTGAACCATCTGCTCCATCTTTGATTGGGTCTTTTAATAATCCCATCTCATCTTGTTTTCTATGAACTAATTCATGTGCAATAGTTCTACAAATATCAGCAGTTAATCTATTTTCAGTTGCAACATAGATTTCTTTTGTTTGTGGATTGAAACCACCTAAACTTTTGTGAGTATCTGAATATTCTGTACCACTCATTAATGAAATCTTCGGATTACCATCAAGTTTTAATCTTTTACAAGCATATTCTACAAAGTTATTGATACATTGTGTTTTTTTATCTGATTGTTCTTTGATTGGTTCGTATTGATACTCTTTACTTGATTCAGCATCTTTTCTATATTCTTTATTTCTCTTTGCAAACCTTTTCATATCTTCAGGTCCTGCATATCCAATCATTAATTCGTTTGTATTATTTTTACCACCAAACTTTTCTGCTTCTTTATCTCTTAATGCTGGTAAGAATCTAAATCTTGCTCTTTTAAGAACTCTTTTCTTTTTTCTTAATACATTCTTATGAACTATCTTTGCTTGTTGAATTGATAAATCTTTTTTAGCAATACCAGGAAATAAATCCTGCATAAACTCATCATAAACTTGTAGGTATGCTTTTTTGTATGCAATCTTTTTAAGCTTGGAAAGAGGTTTTCTCCTCATCATTGTTCTTTTTCTTCTTCTTGCAATTTGAGCTCGTTTACCAGCCATCGCTGCTTTTCTTCTCAATAAATCTGCTGGTCTTAATCTACCCTTACTTCTTTCATCTATATCCACATCTTCAGATATACCCATTTTTTCTTGCCAAGAATCAAATGCCGCATAATCATATTCTTGTTGTTGTGAATCCCAACCACAGGAGTGGCAAAGGTACTTTTCTGTATCATCTTCTTCTATATCCCAAGAATGATTACATTTTTCACATTTTACTTCAGTTCCCGCGAGCTCGGTTACGAAACCTTCTTTCATTAGTCGGAAAGTTACAACCTTTTTTCCATTGATAGTTGGCATTCCATGTTCATCTTTACCAATAGTTTTTACTTTAACCTTTTTGTTTTTAAATCTACCCATTAAGATAGTATCACCAACTTCTACTGGTAGATTGATTGCCTCATTTAAAGATGCTTCGTATTCTTTCTGAGAAACCTTATCTCCTTTTGCATCATCTACTGATTGTTCCTTATCTTGTTTTAAATCTTCTTTACTTGCAAGTGATTTAACCAACTCATAACCTACCATTGATGCCTTACGAGTAATATGTTTGTACCAATTCGAATATGCTTTAGATGAGTAGATATCAACTTGGTTGGTTGCGGTTTTTGCACCCAAAACACCAGCAGGGAAATAAGTAACTGCTTTTACTGGTCCATCAGGATAATTTGGATGGTCATAGTAATCTTCGATTTCTTTAGAAGTAATCATATTTACAACCTCATATCCAATCTTTGCTGCTCTTTTAGCAGATACTCGTTGAAATATATCGTAGTTTGGAATAAAGAAGTTTGGCCCATCATCCACTTGACCTGAACTCATCACCGAACTCTCGTTGATGAGCCATTCTTCTATCCTTTCTTTAGAAATCTCGATTACCCCTTCATTAAGTTTATCAGTAATCATATTAAAAATCGTTGCATTGAACTTTCCATATGCACGAGATTTAAAGAAAGACTTCTTCTGGTCATCAGAACCAACTGATAAACCATTTCGAGTTTCAGTTCCACTAATACCACCACCACTTGATGGAGCAGCATAAACATAACCACCATCCTCATAACCAACTTCAGCATGCCCTTTCCATGGTTTGAAATATTTTCCACCAAGGAATCTATTGGAATCTTTTTCACCAACAACGGCTATGAAGGCGGTTGTGTTTTTATCGTATTTTTTGAGGATTTCGGTTGGAGCATAATTGTTTTTTACCTGTACTATTTTTGATTTAGGTATATTGAACATCGTAGTCATGATTTTCACCTTCTCTTTAAAGTTAAAAGGTGATTTTGGTTTTTCTACTTTGTTGGAAGTACTGATAAAAACATTATTTTTACCGAATTTTTTGACAAGGTGTTGGTATGTGCCGTAGTGTCCTTTATGGAATGGTTGAAATCTACCACCATAAATTACTACCACCTTCTTAATAGGACTTTTGTCCTCCAATATACTCTCTACGAGAAATTGTGAAAGTTTGTTCATATTCCAATATACCTTATCAGTATATAAATATGGAAGAAAAAAGAATTAGTGGTTTTTGTAAATGAATGGGTCTCTTTTACGAAGTTCTTCTAACTTTTTTTTATAAAGTTTTTCTCTTTTTTTATTTTTAAAGTAAGTAATAATTTTCTTGATTGGGTTCATTTTCAATTAAATTAAATAATTTATTTTTATAAGCATTACCTACTTTTTTTTCTTGAAACGATAAAAGTAAGTTTCTATTATAAATAAGTATTGGTTTTAATTTTTTATTTAACTCATCCCATTCATCTTTACTTTTAGATAATAAATCTGTTAATACTTTAAGTATTTTTTCCATTCTTTTAGGATTTGATTCAATAGTATCATAACTTTCATCCCAAAATTCAGAAAATGTTTTAAATCCTAAACTATGTAAAAACTTCAACATACCTGGTCTACTAATTAATACAAATGGATGCAAATGTGCAATTGGTTTCCATGTTTTTTCAGATAAATAATTTCCATACTCATAAAACAAAGTTTCTGTTACAATTGAAAAATATGTAGATTTGTAATTTTCTGATTTTTCAAATGCAAATCCCCACACATTTTTAATATCTTTGAAATCAATTATATTTTTTTCTTTTTGTATCATTTTTCTGTAACCACTCATTATCTGATTCTTGGTATCTTGATTTAATAAGTAACTTTCTCCATCGTGACCACTACCAGATACTAAATCCAATCCTGCATCATCTCTATGTAAAAGTTCTATATCATAAGAAGTTTTTGTTTTATCAAATAAATTGTTTTCAAATAACCAACTAATTAAAATTATTCTATGTGGTGCCAATCTTCTATTTAAACAAAGTGCATAAGATTCTCTTTGAGTTAATTTATCAAACTCATCATCTAACATCAATGAATTTTCATTATTAAAACCATTAAAATTTATTCTTTTTCTTTCGAACAAAATAGATTGTGTATCTTTCGCTTTTCCAAGAAGAGACCAAGGATAAAATGCAGTATAAAATAAATTATCTTGTGGATTTTTTTCTAAAAAACTTTTATAAATATCAGATGTATTTTCTGCACCAGTAATAACAATAATTTTTGAAGGATTTATATTAGTACGCTTACATGATTCATGTAGTGATTCAAATATATACTCATTAATATCTCCCTCACTACTATAATCATATATAAACCAAAAGTTTGTTGCTTCTGAATATATTTTTGCTTTCTTTGATATAAAATCAAAACTATGCTTTCCTTGATGATATGATATATCTAAACCAGTAGATAAATGAACATTTCCAAATGGATGTATGGTATAGAAATATTTTTCATTATTATTTGTGATTAATTTTTTTGATTCATCAAAATGTAAATCACTAATATGATAGGTTTTTGTACTATCACCTGGTAGATTTAAATTACAATCGTAAACTGATAGTTGTGTATATTTTTTATTAAACGCATCTATAAGTTTATGATAAATGTAAAAATTATAATCCCAAAAAGTATCGGTATAATTCCAATTTAATCCATTGGGAACTGGTCCTCTAGGACCTATAACATCAAATACTCTATTAATTTTCATAATATAATTGAGGATATTCAACCATCAACCATATACCACCTTTTTTTAGTGCATCTTTATAAGCAGGAAGTATTTTTTCATGAGAATCAAGTTTTATCACATTTATATGTTTTAAAATTGTTTTAAATTCTTCTGTATAATCTGCCTTATGTTGATGACCAGGGTCTAATGGAGTATCAGAACCTTTACCAACTCTAATAATTATATTAGGATTCCATGCACCATCAGACATTACATTAATTTTATCTAGATGATTTATGAGTTGATTTCCTGCACAAATTACAAAATCCCATCTTGGATAAAAACTTACTACACTATATCCACTCATTGCTAAACCCAATGACATTCCCATTTGGGTTTCTTCCATTACTGGTGTTTCTATCATTCTTTCTTTTGGCAATCCCTCAATAGTTTTACTCATTGGGTTTCCATAATAAACTATCTGTTGTCCGATGAATATTGTTTTATCATCTTCCATACAAAGTTTCATTGCCTCTGTTAATGCATCTAAATAAGGTGTAAACTTTGGTTCTGCCATTATGGTTTTGAATTAGGATTAAATTGGTCTTTGTTTTCTTTATACCAAGAAAGTGCATCTCTTAAACCACTTTCTAAATCATATTTAGGTTTCCAACCAAGTGCTTTTAATTTTGTATTATCTAATAATCTAACTGGTATCATTGGTGCCTTGTTGTTTACGAATTCGACTGGGTTTGTGTTTCCTTCGATTTCTTTAATTTTATCAAGCACTTCCATAACAGTATATCCTTCACCATAAGATACATTGTAAATATCGTATGTATCAACTTTTTCAGCAACTGTTATAAATCCACTTACCATATCATCAACATGAATAACATCTCTTACTTCAGTACCATCACCCCAAACTGGTATTGGGTTTAAGTTATCTGCAACTTTTCTGATATTAGCTGGAGTTACATGACATTTTTCAAAATCATACTTATCGTTTGGTCCGAATGCATTTGAAGGTCTGATGATTACACATTGCATTGGGTCATGAATTTGGTTTGAAAAGAAATCACAAAGAGTTTCACAATATCTTTTCATCCAACCTACTGCTTTGTAAACTGGTACGATATCAGATGTTTGTACTTCCATATCTTCAGTACAAGGAACATCTCCTTTATCAGGATAAGTTGTATTCGAAGATATAAAAATAAATTTTCTTACTTTATGTTTCCATGATTGTTCCATAAGGTTTACATTCATCTCTACATTTGGTGTAACATGAAGTAAAGGATTAAATCGTGTATCTAATGCATTAGATGTATTAGCAGCTGCATGAATTACAACATTACAATCTTTTGATACAATCTCACAAAAATCTGCATCTTGTAAATTACCTTTGATATGTTCTATATTTTCACATCCTTCGAAATCGTTTCTTAAATCTCTACTCCAAGATGTTGCTCTTAAGTTAGTGTAACCTAATTCGTATAACATCTTAATTAATCGTGAACCTATAAATCCACTTGCGCCTGTAACTAAAATTTTGTCTGTTTTTTTCATTTTGTAAATTCGTTTAAATAATAATCTATTGTTTCTTTTAATCCTTCTCTAAGAGATACCTGTTGAATAACTCCGAAAGATTCAGCTCTTTCTGTGCTCATTAATCTTTTTGCATCTCCATTTGGTTTTGTACTATCCCATTCGATACCAACTTTAACTCCATACATTTCTTCGTAGATATCTACAAGAGTTTCAGCAAGTTCTCTAATGGTAACACCAGTACCACTACCTAAGTTGATTGGTTGTGTTAATTTTTGTTCATATGCTTTTATGATTCCATCAGCAACATCACCAGCGTAAATAAAATCTCTAATTGGTGAACCATCTCCCCAACAAATTAGTGGATGTTCTTTTTCACCAAATAATCTTTTGATAAGTGATGCGATTACTGTTGATTCTGGTCCGAAGTTATCGTGTCTACCATAAATGTTTGCTGGTCTTACAACTGATGCTTTGTTCCAATCGAATGATACAGAATAAACTTCAGCTTGTAATTCACCTAATCTCTTTGCCCATCCAGCATACTTATCTTTTTCTGATGGGAAGGTTTTCCATACATCATCTTCGTAAAATACTTCAGCTGGTTGATAAACTCCAACTGTTGATGTGTAAACATACCATTCAACATCTTCCAATCGAGCCGCCTCCATCATATTAGTATTGAATTGTAACATCGGTACAAAGTAATCAGCGGGTTGTTCCATAGCCCTCTTAGGAGAACCTTTAACACCTGCAATATGAAATATGATATCTTGACCTTCTACAACTCTTTTACAAGAAGAGAACTCTCTTAAATCTGCCTTGATGAATTGATAGTTTTCATCTTTATATTTTTGAATTTGATTGTCTGGTTGTTTAATATCAACCGCAGTAACAAATGCACCTTTATCGATACATTTTTGAACCATATAGTTACCAACCAATCCATTGGCACCTGTTATCAAAACCTTTTTATCCTTCATTTTCTATTTGTTTTATTATTTGTGGAATTGAATTTTGTCTAAAATTATCAAATACTTTCCTATTATATATACATATATTTTTAGTTTTCTGATAAAGTTCATTTATTTCTTCAATTGTTTTATTATTTAATTCTAATATTATTTTTTCTATTGCAAAATATCTTTGTGCACCACTCTTTATTTCATCATAACTTTCATCCCAAAATTCAGAGAAAGTTTTGTAACCCAATTTTTTTAATTCTTTAAGATAGTACTGTGGTCCTAAAACTAAAAAGGGTTGAAAACATAAAATTGGTTTTATAATTTTTTCTGATATAAAAATACTATTAGTGCTAAATGATGTTTCTGTTACGATGTTAATACAAGAATTTAAAAATAATTTTTTTTTAAATGTATTACTTGTTTTAAAATTACACAAATTTACATCAATATCTTTTGTATCAAGTTCAATTGGCAATTTATCTTTATAACTACTATAACTCAATTTTGGTGTACTTGTAAAAAAATTACAACCGTCCATATCATCATTATAATCACTTGACATATTTAAGAAACTAAAATATGAATCTGAAAAATCGTTTTCTAAATAAGTGTGATATAAACTTAATCGATTATCTTTATCTACGGTTCTGTTAAATGATAAAAACTTTTTTTCTCTAAATGTATCTATTTCAGTTTCATCTATATCTTTACTTTTATAACCTAAATCATTAATTTCTTCAAAAAAATTATAGTTTCCAAAGTTTTCATAATGAATACCAGGTTCTTCTAAAAAATGATGATAACAAAAAGTATTTTTATCTTCTTGATGATTTATAACACTATCTAAATAGTAAACTTTATCTGTTAAATTTAATAGTTCGATTTGATTCATTAATTTGTTTTTATCAATACGACTGGAAGGGTCTGCAATTGACCCAAATATTATTTTTATATCATTGTTTTTTAATATTTCAACTAATGATGTGCCTGAAAACTTGGTTCGAAGATTTTGGAAACAACCTTTAAAATGTTCTACTGTTTCTAATACAATAATATTGTTTAAACTATTATCGAAATCAATTCCAATTGTATGTTTGTAATTATTTTCAAGATAATCAGTTAGAGGACCTCTTATAACCCAATCTGGTCTATCGTCCTCTCCAAATAAAGAAACAAAATTTAAAATACTACCCATTTTCCTGTCCCATAATGGGGATATTTTGATTTATATTTGTAATATATTACATCTTCTGGTATTTCTCTCTGAATATTATTCCAAGTTGCACCAGTAGGTGTGTTTGTTGATACTTCGTTATCCTCCACTACAAAATAAATTGGTAAATCAAAGTTTCTTGCATATTTGTGTACCTCGTAAAAGATACCAGTTTCAAAAGTCATATCACCAATGAAACACCAAACCTTTTCATCACTTCCTTTTTCTTTTAAACCTTTTGCAACTCCCAATGCAATTGGTAAAATACCAGTTACTATTGCCGAAGAATAAAAATTAGATGATTTATCTATAATAGTTATTGATTTACCTTCTAAAATCTTTTGTTTTAAATACTTTGGGTCTACTCCATGTAATAAAGCATGATAATGTGACCTCCAAGTTGAAAATACCCAATCACTTATTCCAATTTTTTTAAATATTTCTATAAGTTGTTTTTCGTTTCCATTAGATAAATGAATTGGTCCTCTAATATCTCCACCTTCCCAATGTGTTATAATATCATCTTCAAAAGCAATTAATTCTTCTTTTGAATAGTTTCCATCAACCCATCGATTTTCGTGATAATCTAAATTTTTAATTTCCATTTGCATCTCTTTTTGAAATTATAGGATTTGTACAAGGCCATTCTATGTTAAACTTTTTACTATCCCATTTAATTGTTTGTTGTTTATTTTCATCATTGTATTCACCATGATATGCCATTTTATAATAAAAAATTGAATCATCTTCATATACATAATGTCCATTAGCAAACATTGGTGGTATTAATACCTGTGTTGTTGTTTCTGGTGAAAGAATAAAAGATTCCCATTTTCCATAGTTATCTTGTTTTTGTCTTAAATCTAAAACTACTAAATAAATTTTACCATGTAAACAACTTACTAACTTCCATGTTTTATCATCATAGTGTAATCCTCTGAGTACATTTTGTTTAGATTTAGAAAATCTATCATGTTTAAATTTTAATCCCTTAGTCCTTTCCTCAGCAGGCAAGATTCTATCGTAATAATCTGTATGATAAGTTGTAGATATAGAACCTCTTTGTTCATAATAAACCGAGGGTTGTATAACCTTTACTTCATTTAACTTAGAACCATGATAGAAATGAAAATCATCCCAGTCTCTTTGTTTATAAAATATACTATGTCCTTTTGCCATAACCTAATGGAAACCCATTTCTATACTTTGAACTTAAATCTTGTATAAGAATGGTATATGTTTTAATTAATTCTTCAATACCAGTATCTAATGAAAATTCAGGCTTCCAACCTGTTGATTCAATTTTATCATTAGAAACTATATAATCTCTTTTATCAGGATCCTCATAATAATCAGAATATGTGATTGCAAAATCTGGTACATATTCTTGTATTTTTTCTACTAATTGTTGTTTAGATAAATTAGCATCTGATAAACCTACATTGAAAACCTCCCCACTATGAGTTTCATAATTTTCAATCATAAACAAAAATACATTTGCAACATCTCTAATGTGTATGTAATTTCTTACAAAATTCTTTTCAAAGATTGTAATGTATTTATCTGTTAATGCCTTGTAAACAAATTCGTTTACCAATAAATCCATTCTCATTCTTGGGGAAGAGCCAAATACTGTTGCTAATCTTACAGATATTCCACCAATACTCAAAACCTCACTCTCTGCTTTGACTTTTGTTACCCCATAATGTGATATTGGATTAAGTGGGCTTTCTTCAGTACACTCTCCATTCTCTCCTATCCCATATCCACTATTTGTATTTGGGTAAACTATTCGTATATCAGAATCTTTTACTAACTCACAAATGTAGCGGACGTGTTCATAATTAATTGCAGTTGCTAAATCTTTATCTTTATCACAAGCTGGAAATCCTACTATTGCTGCTAGAGGAATAATTACATCGAAATCATTTACTAAAGATTTAAGTAGTGATTTATCTCTAACATCCCCATATATAAAATCAAAATTAGGATTGTGTGCAAAAATAATTGATGAGGTTTGATTATACATCAAATTATCCAAAACAGTAACTTTATAGTTTTTGTTTAGTAATTTTTCTGTAATAACTGAACCTAAATAACCAGAACCACCTGTAATTAATATTTTCATAACTTTTTTTTATAATAACTCAATTTGAAATTGTTTTAAGAAATTATCTTCAAATTTTTTACTTGTATATTTTTGTTTTAGAAGATTTTTATTATAATGCAAAATTGGTTGCATTTCTTCTAACATTTTTATCCATTCTTCATGTGTTTTATTACAGAGAATATTTATTTGTTCTACTAATAATAAAATTCTTTTTTTAAAATTAGTTTCAGTATCATAACTCTCATCCCACCATTTTTCAAATGTTTGAAACCCTAAACTTTTTAAGTGTCTTAATGTATATGGATTACCATTTATTAAAAATGGATGCAAATTCATTATTGGTTTTAAAGTTTTTTCTGTTATAAATAAATATATATCTTCTGCATTTGTCTCAGAAACTATTGAAAAATATGTTTTTTCGTATTCATCTTTTCTACTTAAAAAATTATGGTACCATGCCACTTCTTCTTCATTCTCATTATCAATTACCAATGGATACCAATTTTTGTGATTTAAATATATCGTTTTATAATCTTCATTTTGTAAATCTAAACCAAAATCTGGATTATAATCTTTTAAATTATTTTTTATATCATTAATGATACTATCAAATTCATTAGTTTTGAGTAATGATACTATACCTTTATCTAAAATATTTTTATTATATAATTTATTTATTAAAAATGGTCTATGAAATCTACCAGAGTTTCTATTATAATTTAAAAAATACTTTTCTCTTTTATTAAATTTTATTTTATCTTGTAATGAATACTGATAATCTTTACCATCTTCTGTAATTAGATTATTTCGTTCTTCACATTCTACTATAAATTTACCTGAATAATATAAATAATAATCATTATTGTAAGTTTTGATTCTGTTATCCTTTATAGGTATATCATTTATTTTTTCATTACAAGTAGAAACAATAACTTTATTTTTACCTACTATATTATTCTTATCCAACCATTTACTTATTTTTGTAAACAATGCCGGGTCATGATAGTAACTTCCTTCTCTATTATCAAGTAATACCAATTTAAATTCTTGTCTTTTTTTAAAAAAATCTAAAAGTTTTGGAGAAAATAAATTATCAAAATTAATATTTGGATTTGAATAATATTCAAAGAACGATGAATTATTTGTTGCCTCTAAACAAATTATAAAATAATTTTGTGTATTATTATAATGTTTTCTATCGAGTACATCTTGAATTTGATTAACTCCTAATTTATTCCAATTTACATTTGTACTAATATATTCATCAGCAAACATACCACTTTGTTCTGTTAGAACAGATGGATTATGTGGATTTGGTAAAATAATAGATTCTATTAAATCACTTTCAAGTTGATGAAAAAAGTTATTTCTTATGGTACTTTTATCATATCCAAATTGTAGATACCCATTTGGAAATTTAAAATCATATACAAAGTGAATATGTTTTTTCATTTAAACTACATTAATTTTGTTTCTTCTGCCATCCATTTTTTATCAAATAAAATCATTGAATTACCATTGTGAGTAATATCCATAATTTTATATGGAGTTTGCCATTCTGGATTAAAAGAATAAATACCACAAGGGTTTTTTTCAAAATCTACATCATCTGTATTTTGTATTTTAAAAGTTTCTTCAATGGATTCTAGTGATAACGCAGATTCAAAAATTGATATATGTTTAATACTACCTTTCATAAATCCTCTATGTTCCGGTGCACAACTATCAAGTGAGTTATTACAACCAACCCAAATCCAAGAATCTCTGTAATCTATAATTTCACCTGTATATGATATTTTTGATACTTCACCGTCAACATAACAAGTGATTATTTTTTTATTTTTTTCGTGAATCATTGCGATTGACATCCAATCTTTTTTTTCTTTAATATCAATCCATGTATCATGAAATTCAACACCAACTTCTCTACTTACCCATGTCCAAAATTGTGCTTTTATATAACATTGATTTTCATTTAATTTTAGTGCACTCAATCCACAATGTCTACCATTTTTTGCAACAATACCACCCTCATGTGTTGGAGTACCTGGTATCATTGAATCCCAATCAATTTTTACTTTAACACAAATAGAAAAATCTTTTTCTGTTAAATCGAAAGTTTCTTTTTTAGATAATCCATATCTATTTTTTGGTGGAATAAAAAAAGCATTATCTCCTTTAAGTTCTATCATATCTTAATTTCTAAACATTTTCTATAAAATTCTTCTAATTCAGGAAAGGTTGCACAGAAATCAGTTCCTCGTCTTTCATCATGTGCTCTAAAATAATATCCAAAATTTCTTCTTTGAGTTTGTAATCTTTTTTCATCAATTGGTGATTTCATCCAATCGTATGTTCTTTTAAGTTTTTGTATTTCTACATCAGAATAACCAATATATTCTTTTTCAAATAATGGAACTCCTAAAAAATCAACCAATTGAGCATCTTGATAAATTTTATCCGCCCAATGTGGTTCTAAAACTTGAACTGTTTGGTGTGTTGGGTGTCTTAAATAAGATGTATCTAAAAAGGTTGCTGAATTCCAATATCTATCATCAGAACCATAAGTAGTTTTTAGGTCATAAACACCTCTAATAAGTTTATGATAGTTTGGAACTGATAATGCATTATATGTAACCATGTAAGTTAAAATAACCTTTGGACATTTTTGCAAAACTTTATGACAGTTGTCCCAAAATCTATTAAATTCTAAACCATTTCTAATATATTCTGCTTGTTTACCCCAACTATCAACTGATGTAAATATTACAAATTCTTTTACTCTATTCTCATCACATATTCTAGAAACTTTATCAATAAACTTATCAATTAATTTATCAGGTACTCCTAGATTTGAATTAATCGCAAGGTTGAGTTCTCTGTTTGGATTTGGATGTTCTATTATATAATCTAAAACTTTCCAAGTATCTTGTGACATTAAAGGTTCACCACCTGTAATTCTAAAAGTATGTAAATCTTTATATAAATCCGGCCACCATTTCCAAAATGCATCTACATATGGATTTACTTGGGTTACTGGCATTGGCATTTTACCTTCGTCTTTTAAATAAGTTAAATCATTAAAAGCATCTGTTGTTGGATATGCTCCGAATTTTTCAGCTTCTTCCATCCATTTTGTAGAAAATGCTGGTCCACAATAAGAACATTTAAAATTACATGCATTTGAAAATGAAACCTCAACATACTTTGGATTATAATCATCTCTCCAACCCAATGATTTAATTTCATCCATATAAGGATATGACCAGTTCTCTGCAGATTTAAAAGTTCTATCTGAAAATCTATTTGAACTATCTTCTACATTCCAACAATAATCACATTCATCTGGTCTTTGTCCTTCCAACATTTCTTTTCTTCTTCTTTTCTTGTACATTGTATTGTGAAGAGCAGTTGGATTTCTTTTTAATTCTCTTAAAGGAACTTGATGTGTTTTAGGGTGATGACAAGAATGAGTATGACCTAATTGTAAATGCATTGTAACTTGTGTCCACTTTGCTAAACAAAACCCAGGTCCTTGGTCATTTAATGATGTTCTAATATCCACATAAAATGGACTATCATCATCAATATTAATTTTTCTTTTTTTCTCTTCTTGTTTTGCTATTAAATCTGCCATTGAATATCTTTGTATTAATATATATTAAAATTTAACATTTATTAGTTTTACATTGGGTGCTATTTCTTCAATTCCAACCAATTCATATTTTAGTTGTTTTATACCATCTGATTTATAATCCCATGTACCTTGTTGCATTTGAAGAACATATCTTCTTTCGTTTCTAGCAGTAGTTTCTCCCTTTGCCCAAACCTGTTTACCATCTTCGTTTGTTACTAAACCCTCATCTTTGTGTGGTAAACACTTTAATCTACCAGGTATTCTGTGGGGTAAAACTGTGTATGGAATTTTAATTTCTCCCTCATGCAATTCACAATTTCTAATACTACCATGTAATTCGTTTCCACTTAAATCAACTGCGGTGTATGGAGAATTTTTTTGTAAATCAGAATTAAAATCATATTGTAAAACTAAATTATTTTTTGGTACTGATTTGTGTACATTTTGTATTTCTTCTTCACTTAATACTCTATTCCAAATATATACTTTTCCAATATCTCCTTTCAACCAACGATTAATATCATTTTTTCGTGCAGAAGTAGTTGTTCCTATATACCAATCATCTAATCCATATGATTTTAATCTATTCTCATAATGTAAAGGAGATTGTGTACCATGACCATGTCTTGCATCTGATTCTTTACCATTTAAATAAAAATGAATTTTTTGATTTGCAGTATCAACACTTAAAGTAACCCATGTCCATTGTCCTTCATATCTTTTTATCCATTGATATAAATGATTTCGTTGATTATCCCAAAGTTGTGCTGTATATGCTCTTGAATTATTATAACTCAATCCCCAATCATATCCTGGTCTACGAATTATTGGATATTCACAAAATCTTCTTTCTTCATCACCTACTAACCAAATGTTTACTTTATCTTCTTGTTGATAGGCACGAACTAAAACTGAAACTGTATGAGAACGAGATGTGATGTTTCTTAATTTTGAATCTTTACCTATTTTAATAAATGAATTTTGTCCATTGAAATTTAAATAACTTTGTTTTTCAGTAGGATAGTCCATATAAGATGTATTTGCATATCCTTCAAGAACACATCTCCAAAACAAATCATCATCTTCCATTCCCCAATCCCAATAATCATTTGAATATCCATTGGTTTTTTCAACTTGTTCTTTTGAAAACAAAACTGCACCACCAAAGTATTCCTCATACTTTAGTTTGTAATCCATTTGAGATATATTTGTTGCAATGTGTATGGGATGTTTTTTTGGAAAAGAATAATCACAACCTTCTTCTGGTATCATATCGATATCATGCCATACAATATAATCACAACCATCTTCAAATGCATGTTTTGCTGCTACATTTTTAGTGGCCCCTCTATTAAATAATTTATCATCAACTTGATGTCCAAAATAAATACCATACTCAATACCTTGTGATTCTAAATATTTACTAACAGTTGGTATAAACTCTTTTAAGTGAGTTTCTCTATTTCTATATGGTACACATACCCCTAACTTCATATCGTATCAGCAATTAGTTTTTTAAATTTTGTTGTACTCCAACCATGGTCTCTGTTTAAATAATGAACTGGTATATCTAATTCGAAACCTGTATATGTTTTACCTCGATAATCATCACCCAAAAATCTGATATCTGGTTCTAATCCTTTTAGTAGTTCTACCAACTCTTTTTCATAAGTATAATAAGCAATTGAATCTATCCATTTTATTGAAGTTAAAACTTCTGTTCTTTCTTCTTTTGATAAAATTGGTTTTAATTTTTCTGGTCTTTCTATTGATGGGTCGGTGTGTAAAAGAATTATAAAGTTTTCACAATATGATTTACATTCTTTAAACATTTTAATATAACCTGGATGTATAACATCAAAGTTTCCTGCAATTACTCCTATTTTATACATACTCATCATAGTTCTACTGATATAAAGTGATAATCCTCCATTTTTGTATCGGATAATAAATCGTATCTAACATTATCTATACCATCTCTTTTATAATCAGATTTTCCTTTTAGAACTTTATTATAAAAATGAAGTTGATTTTTTCGTGTTTCTGTCCAAGTCCATTTGTTTTCATAAAATCCATTTTCCTTGTGATATAATAGTTCAAATGTTGATTCTCTTCTCCAAGGTATTGGTATTTCAATAAATTCATTTGCTTGATTTATTTGATGCCTATCACAATCTTTTATTTCTGCAATTTCTCTTCTGTGTGAAGTATCATAAAGTTCTGAAAATGTAGAGTTTTTCATATCATAACACATTTCCAAAGTGTGTGGTGCAACATAATCGCCATAAGATTCAGTCAATCCCATTCCTTCATTTTTTGAAATTTCTTTTACTTGACCTTCTTCTAAGGAATGATTAAATAATGCAAAATAATCAATCGTTCCTTTAAATGGTCTCCTTTGATTATGTTTTAATGATGGTGAGTTTCCAAGATAAATTTGTTTTTCATTTAAATAATGAAGAACCCTTCCATCGTATTTTGTCTCATCAACAAGTTCACCATCATGATAAAATTTTACTACATTATCATCTGAATTTATAGTTGCACATAAAGTAGTTTGTTTTGGTGGAGTAATATTTGATTTTAAACTTATACATTCTTTTTGACTAGTCCAAGTTTCAAATTTGTATCTTTTATAAGAATTATAAGTAAAGCCAGTATCCATGCCTGGTATGGCAACCACATTATATTCATCAAACATATACCCGTCATTACATTCAATTTCTGAAGGATTAAATGAACAAAACATTGTATAATTTTTTAACTTGAATGATTTTGGAATTGTAACTTGACTAGTATGTCCATTAAAATATAAACCCACACTACTATGTGCTTTTGTTGGTAATTGTTTTGTGTTAAAATCAAAAAAGTTTTCTTTACATCTCCACAATAGGTCATCATCTTCATAACCCCAACCCCAATATTTGTTTGAATATCCATTAACATGAAAATAATCATTTATTGGGAATAAGGTAACGCCACCAAAGTACTCATCAAATACAACTCGTTTCATTTTACCATTATGTGAAATGAAATTTGTTGCAAGATGGGTAGGAACACTTACTTCAGAATAATCAACATCAGAAGGTATCATATCAACATCATGTAGTGCAACATAAGTACATTTGAGTTCTTTTGCTTTTAATACACCAATATTTAGTAATGAACCTCGATTGAACGATTTTTTATCTGCCTGCTCGACAATAATTAATTCATAATCTATTTTTGAATTAAGAAAATGATTTTTAATTGCAGTAGTAAAATGATTTAAGTGTGTTCTTCGGTTTCTGTATGGAACAATGATACCGATTTTAGACATATATTAGTCTTTTTTAATTTTATTTTCGTACCACTCTGAAAGATACCATTCTAATCTTGGTCCCCATTCTTCTTTATCGATTTCTTCAAACCATAAAGTAAGAGCATCAAGTGAATTTCCTATCTTTTCAAGAGCTTTAACTTTTCTTTCTTCTAAGATTTTTGCTGTTTCGTCTTTTTTAGTTGCCATAACTTTTTAATTTATGTTTTTCAATACATATATAAATATATAAAAATTTATTAAACAATAATAATTTTTTTTAACAAACGATTCCATTTTGAATATTCCCAATGTTCACTTGGATTTTTATGTAATCGTTCCATAAAAAATTCTTCATTTAAAATATCAATTTTCCAATCAGAATCTTTTATTGCATCATACATTTTTTGGTATTCTTCCCAAAAAGTGTAATCATTTTTTGTTTCAGAAACTTCTTTTAATCTTTCTAAAACAGTCGAATCCCACTTAAAGTGGTGTACTTGTATAAACCCTTCTCCTCTACCCGGTGGATATCGAAGAGGATGATTTAAATTTTCTTTTCCCCAAATATGTTTATTTTTAATAATACCATAATGTTGTCCGTGTGTTACTCTTACTCTCCCCTTCATAACACAACATTTATTTGGACAAGCTTGAGAAAGTGGATATCTAAAAAATCCACCATAAGGAAATTTTTTCCATATATTAGTTTTATTATAAACTTTTGGAAATGTACCATCCTCTCCTATCCTATCGATGAATCCACCTGTTATAAACTCCCAACCATTTTCTTCACAATCATTTATCATTTCTTGTAAAGGTTTAGGATACACATGGAATTCATCATCGTCCGAAACCACCCACCATTCGTTTGGTTTTGTTTTTTTTACTTCGTTGTATAACTCAGTAACCTTTTCCCAATTAAATTTTGGTTCAGTTACAATCTTATATGGAGTTATACCTAATTTTTTTATTTCATTAACTATACCATCATCTTCATGTTGTCTGTAAACAACTACATATACTTCGTTTACTATATCTTTATAATGATTTAACATATGTGGTAACATTGTTATATTATGTCCCACAACAGTTACTAAATTTATCTTATGCATTTTTTCTAATAAATGTTAGACCAGTAGAAGATGGCTTATCTCTTAAAATACCATTATTAAAGAAGTTAAATACTTCCCACTCTTTGTTTTCTTTTAATTCTTTTATAAATTGTGCTGGTCCATTAGCATATTCTTGATGAAAATCATCTAATATATCATCAGTAATGATATGTTCTTTTTCAAAACTTTCATCAGTATCGTGAATAGATATAATTCCATTTGGTGATAATACTTTTGAATATAATTCAAAATCTTTTTTTACATCTTCGTATGAGTGTCCTGCATCAATATGTAAATAGTCAATTTGTATATCCTCTTTAACAAAAAAATTATAATATGCATTTTCTGTTGTATCTAATATAACTCTACTTGGAAAATGTGTTCGATAAAAAGAATCTTTTTCAACCCAATCAGTAAAACCACCAACTCCATTTGATGCATCAACTAAAATTGTTGTTCCTACATCTCCCCATTCCATATTTTTTTCTCCTTCAAATATACCTTGGTCATGTAAATCCATTCTTGCTTGTGACATTATTCTTGGAATAAATCCACCACCACTTCCTAAACAGACACAAGTCTTGGCTCTCATATACTGAATAGCTGAATAAATGAGCAAACCATCTCCAAGATGAAAATCAGTAGCCCCATGTGTCCATCTGTATTTTACAGGTGTAAATTCTTTGAACTCTTTTTGGTTTGTATCTTTTTTTATCTTGAAGTTGTTGGTAAAAAACTCTTTAACTAAGATATAGTTAATAATAGACATAGTATCTCTTGTATATATAAATATATTAAATAAATTTTTCTAATATTTTTGATGTCCAATTTTTTGTATTATCAAAAGTCATCATATAAGTTTTCAATTTTATAAATTCTTCAAATCTTGTATTGTTATCATCACCTACTATTTTTTTAACCATCTTATCAAATTCATTTTTATTAGAGGCTCTATATTTGTAATCTACTTCAGTTGCCCAATTAGTATGGATAATTGGAATTTTACCATAATCAACTGCTTGAAATATAGAATATCCAAATGGTTCTTTAAAGTATGCTCCATGAAATATACTAAAATCTTTTTTCATAAAACTATCGTGTATAGAAGAATCCCATTGAAAAAACTTTATATTAGGAAAAGTATATGTTGTGGTATCTTTTAAATTTTGAAAATCATATTTGTTTGTTAAAACATATCCGTTATGACCATGTATCCAATGTAAACACTTTCTTGATTCCGCTCTTGATGCAAATCCAATTGTATTGTTTATTTCTTTAGGTGGAAGTAAGTTGTGTTTAAACTCATAAAAGTTTGGTATTGTATATGTGTAATTTGGGAAATCTGTTAGTACCTCACTTGGATTATTTCCAATCCATATTCGTTTTTTAAATGTTTGTAAAAATTCGTTGTAAAATTTACTTTCAACTTTTGTATTAAATTGTAATCTTTTTAATTCTGGTAATTTGTTAACAACTTCTTCCATTTCTTTTGGATACGCATGAACAAAAATAGTTTTAAATTTACTTTCCCATTTCCAAACATGGTCTCTTTTATGATAATGTGAATGTAAAAAATGAATCCCCATACATTCTGATAACCATTTTTCTGTTTTGTTTGGGTCATCTCCATGGAAGTGAAAAACTAATCCTTCTGGTAAAGAATTTTCATCAAAATTAGTAGGTCTTTTTGAATCGATTAATAATCTCCAATTTTTTCTTTTTGGTAAATGTGGCCAGATTAATTTTAAAAAGTGATTTGTCCATATATCAGCCCCACCTTGAATTGTATTACCTGCACCAGTAGTAACTAATACATTCATACTTGATGAAAATGATTTTGGGTCTTTTAGTTTTTCTTCAAAAGGTAAGTAACTATTTATTTTATTTACTAAAATATTAGTATCAACTTCTTTATTACAATGTAATAAATAATTGACAATACTACTTTTAATATCATCTTTTTCTTTATCTTTTAGAATTGCCATAACCTTGTTTTTTTAATATTTTTCAATTATATCTTTAATTAATATATTCACAAATTGATTTATAGGATTTTTTGGTAAACCCACTCTTGTATTTAAAAATTGTTTTATTTCATCAGAAATATAAGGAATAAATGTAGTATTAGAATCGGTATCTAGATTACCTATCGTATCGTATAACCAACTTTTGTTGCCCTTTGATGCCATAGAAAAGTGAATGTATCCTAATTCTACATAATGATTAAAATATCTTTGATGTATTTTTTTTCGTTCTAACTCAGCATTTCCATTGGGTAAAAATTGTGGTACACTTGGAACAATGTTTGAATCCAATACTTCTACTACATTTACCCCATTTGTTTCACATAAATGATAAAGATATCCTTCTTCTAAAATAGTATTTACTCCCTGCTTGTGTTTATCAGAAATAGTATTATAAGTTTCTAAATCATCAATTTTTAATTGATTTAACATATTAGTATTAATTTGTAAATATTCATAATAATCCGAAACATACTGTTCTTTAATTGTAGAATTTGATTTAAATCCTAATACACCAGGATTATATGAATTAGTTAAATTAACTCTACCATCTGAAACAATAGAAGGGGGGAACGTCCATAAATCTAAATTTCCAAAAAACCAATCTTCGTCAATATCATACATAATCCAATCTCCATCATTGCTTTGTACTATGGTATCTGTAAAACTTGGTAGCTGATTTTTTATAAGTACATCATTATCTATATGTACAACATCATCATTTGGATATAATTCAAAACAATATAATTTATATCCAACTGGTATGTGTGGTCTTGTATAAGGAAAGTTATCTAAATCATTAGTAATTGTATCATAAGGAAAACAACCAAGTTCTTCTATTATTTGTTTACCTTTAGTATCACTAATTAAAATCATCTCTTGGTCTATCCCATAAGTTTTTCTAATTGTTGTAGCACTTATGAAATGCCATAATAATCTATTAGTAATATTTCTTTCACTTAAATTTACCCATGTATCTGTTGCTAATGTTTGTATTATTTTCATATTCTACCTATTCAGAACCACTTATCTGTGCCTCTAGTTGTTCTATTTTAGTTTCTAATGAACTTATTTTAGTTACCAATTCTTTTATACCAGCAGTATTTAATGCTATTAAAGGAGTTTGGTCTATTGTTAATATATTTTCTATATATCCTATTGGTTGGTGTTCTACGCTAACAAATTGTGGTAAACTACCTGTCATCTCTTGTGCAATAAATCCAAAAGAGTTTTCTCTAAATTCATCTGGATTTACATTGTTTCTCCATTTAAATGAACGAGGTTGAATACTATCAATTATATCAAGTGGATTTGGTATATCTTGTATATTACTTTTTAATCTTTCATCAGATAAAGCAGTTGTATTGGCAGTTAATTTACCAGTCACAAGGGCATTACCATAAACTGACATTACACCTGAATCATTTACTTCTCCTATTAAAACTGAACCCGATACACCCGAAACTTGTACTCCATTTAATCCAACTGCAACTTCTTGATTAAATGTACCAAATGTAACAGGTGTATTACTTAAATCTTGTACAAATACATCAACTTCAACTTGCATATAAGGACCAGGATATGTCAAAGGATTTACTGTTTGGGTTGCTTTAACAGAAAGTTCATAATCTATAAACCATGTTAATCTTACTTTATAATCTCCAGCTGCAGCATCTGCTACTGTGGTTTCTATTGTGAAATCATTCCATTCAAACCCATAATCTTCCCAATATTTTATTGCTTGATAATTAGCTCCAGCAGGTTGACCAATGCTTACAAAATCTCCTTTTCTAACTACTAATTCATCACCACCTGTCGTATTTATTGAAGCAACATCAATTGTAACTGCACTACCAGTTGGTGAAAATGCCCCAGCTGATGAACCACCTGTATTTTTTAATAGAACTTCATATTTTAATTTTAAAGTTGATGTCATTTCTGCTTCATCAAAGTATAGATAATAAGAAGGAGAAGCAGTTGGTGCATTAATTTCTATTCTACCTGTGTGGTTATTAGATGACCTATCAGAACTTCCAATTGGTATTATAATTGGTAACCCCCCTCCACCATGTGTATATGCACTACTAGTTGCTTCATTTAATTCTTTATTTGTAGCACCATAAGTTTTTGCACTTGTTCCTATCGTCAATTGACTATAACTCAATGAAGAACCACCATTAAATGATGTATTTAGACCTGAATAAGTTGAATTAGAATTAAATATTAATTCTTCATTAAGTGCAGCGTTACTCGCATCAATATCTCTAGTTGGTGATATATTTGCTAAATCAGCTGAACTTAATGTTACTCTAACAGTTCCATCTGTTTCTTTTAATCTAATAGCCTTATCATTCGGGTCTAACTGTATTACACCAGTAGAATCTACTAAATCCCCACCACTTACACTCCAATTACCTAATGTTGCACCATTTTCAACTCCACCCTTAAATGAAGCAACACCAGCTGCGCTGATTTTAAATTCTTTTGCACCTATAAAACCTGCACCTAAAGTTATTTGACCAGTTGAAGTTCCATAAGTATTATCTGCTAATTCGGTTCCTCTATAAATTGCATTTGAATCAATTGTCCAACCACCAACACTTCCTGCAGTTTTTGCAGCACTATTATTTTGGTAGCCTGAATTATTAGTTAATACTGAAATATTATCTCCACTTTGTAAGGCACTATTTGCATTTGATTGTATAGTAGAAATAGAATCTACACCAATCTGTGCATTACCACCAATAGTTAAAGTACTTCCATCCCAAGTTATACCCTTAGTAGAACCATCTCCGATTGAAAATTTATATCCACTACTATATCCTAAAAAGAAACCAGTACCAGTATTAAATGCAGTTTGTCCACCTTTTATGTTACCACCAGCATTTAATGTTATACCACCACCAGTAATTGTAGTACCTGCTATTAATCCTGTCTGTGCTTGGTTTTGAGCATTTAAGTCTTGAACATTACCTAAACCAACATTAGCAGCAGTTGTCCCTGCTTGTATTGTTGCTGCAGATTGATTATCTACATTACCTAAATTTACATCGTCTTTAGTTGTGTTAGAATTTAATGTATTACCAGTTGTTAAAGTAGTTCCACCAACTTGAACAGTACCAGAGAATGTACCACTTGCACCAGTCAAATCTCCTTTAAAGAAAGCACTACCGTTTGGTTTTATTGTAAAGTTTTTAGAAGCAAGTAATCCTTCATCTAAACTAAATTCTGTACCAGTATTTGTAAACCCATCGCCAGAACCAGTTACATAATTTGTAGATATAATTCGACCAGTTGAAATGTTATCACCATTAATTAAAGTTGAACCTGCAACACCAAAAGATAAATTATCAGTACCATCACCAATTGTATCTGTTGCAGTAAATGAAACTAAACCAGTAAAGTTAATTGCTTGTGTTACTGTACCAAATGAGTTATTAGAATTTGTACCAACTCCTGCACCAGATGAATTTTCTACTGAAGTAAAGGTTGCATACCAATATTTATTTGAGTTACCAGCTTCATAAGTAGGTGTACCCATTTGCCACCCACTTCTCATACCACTCATTACACCAGTACTAAAATTAAATGAAGTTGTACCATCATTAGGACTACTTGGTGCAGTAGCTGAAGTAGTATTATAATGTACCATACCTTGTGCAGTTCTTAAACCAGCATCTCCTTGAGGTCCAGTTCCACCATCTTGTCCATCTTGTCCATCTTCTCCATCTTCTCCATCGTCTCCTTGTATTGATTTACTAAAAGTTTGTATTTTTGTAATAGTTACTTGATTTTCAATATTAATTGCAAATGAAATTTGTGCGGTAGTAGAAGTAATTGAACTTGCATTTGCAAATACCGATGGATTACCAGTTACAGTTTGTGAACCTGCAGTAATATTTGTTGCAGTTGCAGTTACTTTAAATTGTCCACTAGTTGGTGTACTTGTTACACTATTTAATTCAGTTGCACCTTTATAAACTATAATCGAAGTGCCCGAACCAGTGTAGGTTACGGTACCAGTATTTGTAGTTGGAAGTGTATGGGCTTCATTTGTAACAATAACAGTATATGCATCAGCACCAGCATCGCCAGGGTCTCCATCTTGTCCATCTGAACCAGGCTGAACTGCAGTAATTGTAATTGTATCAAATGCTAATTCAGATTGATTTCCTTCTGCTACACCAACTCTAATATCTTTTGGAGTTGAAAAATATGATGAAGGTACTGAAAAATCGAATGTATCGGAGTTTGCTCCACTACCATCTGTATAAGAAGTTTCATCTGTTATACCTTCGCCTGTAAATTTAAAAAATGCATTTGTAAAGTTTTGTGAAGTTGCAGTTAATGTTATTGTACCACTTGGTGATGGTGAACTGCCTGCTGCATTATATGAAATAATGTAGTTTGCAGAAGTTAGTTTTACTGCTTTAAAATCTTCTCCTGCTGAACCATCTTGTCCATCTTGTCCAGCAATACCTTCTTTTGATAATGTAAATGAATATTGTTTATCAAATGTTTTTGATGTGTTATTATCTGTAATTGTAATCGATGCACTACCACTATCTCCACTTATAGATGTTGGAGTAAATTTAGCTTGATTATTTGATTCAAGTGACTCTGATAATATTATATTTGATGTAGTTGCTGAAACGCTATATGTTTTACCAGTTGAACCACTATTATATTGTTCTCCTCCTCTAAAAAATCTAACCTCAAATGCACCATCTGATAAATCACTTGTTACTACCGATTCTGATGTTGCAGAGAATACATGGGCTTCATTAGTTAAAAATACTGTGAAAGCATCAGAACCAGATTGAACTGCAAACACATCTATATTATCAAACACACCTTCATAAGAACCACCTTGTTCTCTTGTTCTTACTTCATAAATAATTGAAGTTCCAGCTGATGGATAACCAGAAGATGATATTACAACTTCAGAAGTAGTTGCGAAATCGTGTATTACTGCTCCACCACTTAAGAATTGGAATTCAGGTGTGTTAAAGTTTTGTGCAGAACCATTAAGTGTAAAGTTTTGATTTGATGGATGTAGATTACCATCACCATCATATACTATTGCGTATTTATCTGATGAAAGAGATACTGCTCTTGCATTTGAACCACTTGCACCATTTACACCATCAACCCCAATTTTAGAAACTGATAAATCAAATCTAACTCTTGAACCAGTTACATAAGTTCCTTCAGAATTTACATAATTAAGAAATGCAGAACCAGTTAATCCATTAGTTACATCAGTAAATTCTGGAATATCATCTACAGTCGATGTTGTAAATAAAGTAATAATATTATCATCAAAAGAGGCAGAACCAACATTAACAGATAATGAATCTATTACAAATTTTCTTGCGTTTATATCACCACCACCTGTTAAACTACTATCATAAGAATACTCATCACCACCTTCTTGAACAATTACCTCCATAGTTTGAGGAGTTTCAAATAAGGCAGAACTTGAATTAATCGTTTGTGTTGATGGTGATACTTTTGTTAAGACAGTTGGAACTGCTTTTTTAGATTTTGTATATGAAACAATCTTTTGAAATGATTGTGATGTAATACCATCTCCAGCAAGATAATCAATTGTTAATGTTAATGAACCACTATCTTTTGTAGTTTCAAATGCTGATATAGAATAATTTGAAGTATTTGGAGTTGTATCTGTTGGAGTTACATTATCACCAATTGAAGATGTTATGTTAAATGTATTTTTTGTTCTATCACCAATTTCATCATCATGTTCAATTTGATTTCCACCAATAAACATTTGTACCGAACCACTTGATGGTATTAAATCTCCTAAAATTTCACCAGTTGATTTTGCTGGAAAAGATGTTGATTCATTTGTTAAAACAATAGAAACTGCATCAAAATTTATTACCTTAGATAATGTTATTTCATCTGTTTGTTCGTTTCCAAAAATATCTGAACCAGTAAATTCATATGTTACTTCCTCAAATGAATTAGATTCAAATGAGTTAGATGAAAATTGAGTTGCAGAGATAGTATAAGTATCTATTCCATTTACTGTATCTACAAATGTTAACGCTGGTTTATTACTACCACTATTAACAGTTATAGGAGTTACTAAAGATGCTAAGTTTTTTCTCTGTGCTCTTACAGTTATACTTTGTCCACTTGGTTTTGGTGAAAGAGTTGTTGGTTCGTATATAAATTGATTTGCATTAGAAGTTACTATAAGTTGAGGTGCATTATCACCATCTTCTAATCTATATACAGTTTCAAATTCTTCTAATCCATCTAGTGAAGCAGTATAAATAATAGAACCAACTACAACATCATCTTCACTACCACTAAAGTTTGCTATTGTAATTATAGAACCTGCTGGAGTAATACTTGTTAAACCACCAGGATAATCACCACCATAAGAACTTGGGTCTATATAATTACCATCTTCATCAAATGCAGCAGATGCGTAAGTTGTTGTGCCTGTAAGGTTTTGTTGTGATGTTTTAAATTGTATTTGTTGAAATGGTGGATTACCTATTGAACCACTTGAAAATCTAAATGCGTTTCTATCTGATTCAAAAGTAAATAATTTACCACTCGTTGGAAAATCGTTACCACCATCAAATTCTTTTGTTGCTTTTACTTCTACTGGTATAAAATTATTATTTATATCATAAAACTCAAATCTAAAATCAAAAGTTTCAGTTGCAGTTTTTCTCGGTATATCTTGTATGATTGTAAACTCATCTGGTGAGAATGAAGTATCTTGTGCGTTTCTTAAAGATATATTTGATATGTACCAATCATCTCCTTGAACTTCAAAAACTAATTTTGCACTACCTGAATTTTGTAATATTATATTTTGTGATATATCTTGTCTTGATTGGTAAATTGCAGAACCACTTACTGTTAAAAAATCTTGTGTAAAGTTTGATGCACTAAAAAATGCTCTTATAGATTTATTTGAATCATCTATTGAACCACTTAAAAGAGTTTTGAATTCTAATGTATATTCAACATCTTTTGATACATTTATTGATTGAGAAGTTATTAATTGTTGTACACTACCACTATCATTATTGTAATCTATTTTTGCAGCTCTAAATAGCTGAGAAGAATCAACTGTTATTGGATGGTCACTATTTGAAGTTTCCCAATATGTAGAAAGGTTATCGGTTGATAATCTTCCATAAAATACTTCTGTATCTGTTGTAGTTGTTACATCTCTTAGTAATTCTTGAGATTCTAATTTCGCTTCTTGTACAAATTGGAAATCACCAACTGCGTTTCTTGATTTTCTAAATATCTTTACTCTTGCAACATCACCAACAAATGTTTTTAGTTGTGTAATATCAATCTTTGCAAAAGAACCTGTAATAGCAGTTTCACTTGTTGTTTCGTTTTCTATATCTTGATATGATACTGAAAATGCCTCATCAGAAATATTTTGTACTAAACTTGAACTAACATATGGAATATCAATTATTACATCTGTATCATTTAGAACTTCTATAATTGTTGCACTAAGTACTGATTGTGTAGCTGGAGTTTGATTTGGAAATTGAGATGCCGTGTATATAGAACCAGTTTCATTATTGTAAACATCTCCATTACCATCTTTAGTTATAGTAATATTTATAACATTTTCATCAACATCACTATCCCAACTACCTGATGTTCTTTGTAATAAATAATTTGTACCCGCTCTCCACTCTGATAAGTTTTGACCTAATGGTGGTTGTAAAGGAAATCCATTTACACTACCAGTATCTGTTGTATCATTTATTGTTTTACTAAATACTGGTTTTACTATTTCTGAAATCGTTACTAATGGTCTTTTATAAAATCTTACAATTGTTTCATTTGCAATATTTTTATTTATTTGTATTTGTCGTTCCCATTTGACATTATATACACCCTTCCATTCTTGGGGTATATCAACAACTGCATTCTCCTCTCCTAAAACACTTTTTAATTCACCTAAAATTGTAATTTTTCCAATACCAATTGGTGTATCATCATACACATGAACAGAAACTAATGTAGAGTTTCCTTCATAATAATCAGGTGCACCCTTTCCTGGCTCAAAATATATTGGATTTCCTTCAACATCAAGTATTTCTATTTTTACCTCTGTTGTTTCTTTTAAAAATTCAGAACCTTCAATTAAAAATCCATTTTTTCCACCTGTTAAAGTTTCGCTTAATTCTGTAATTCTAAAATATTCAGAGGTAGACAAAGTATCATTTTCGAACACTTGAAAGTTCGTTAGATTTTGGAATGGTGCAAATGATTTTATTATTGCCATAAAGATTTTCTAATTTCTTTATATAAATATCTTCAAATAATATTTATAAATATATATTATATAGAATTATATAGATTATGGGAAAATATACTACGATACAAGTTAAAAGGGAATTATATAAGGAATTACACGATTACTGTTGTGAGAATGGATATACCAAAAGTGGATTGATAGAAAGATTGATTAAACAAAGAATTAATCAACCAAAGCCAAGTAATGTATTAAGGGTTAAAACTTAACTTGGGAAAATCCTTTTTCTTTTTTAATCTCTATAAGACCATCTACAACATCTCTCATCGAGTCAATGTGTGAAATCACCATAACGAAATCAAACTGAGTTTTAAGGTATGTAAACAACATAAATAAAGATTGTAGGTTCTCACTATCCAATGTACCAAATCCTTCATCTATAACAAGGAAATTTGGTCTTGGAAGGTTACATACGTTGATTAGAGCAACTCTGATTGCCAAACCACTAATAAACCTTTCCATACCACTACACATTTCCAAACTCCATCTTTGGTCACCATACACAAGATATGCATTAATGTTCTTACCATCCATTTCAAGTTGCATTCCAAACTCTACAATTTGCGCAAGGATATTATTTACCTCACCTTCAATCATCGGTAATGATTTTTCAATCAACTCATAAGATACACCATCTTTTGAAAGTGCATTTAAGTAAAAATCAAATAACTTAGATTGTTCTTCTAAATTTTTTACTTCTTGTATTCTATCTTCGATTGTTTCTTTTTGATTTTGTAATGCTGATACTTTACCATTTAATTTAAGAATATTTGAGTTTACATCTTTTAATTCATCTTTTACAAGATTTAGTTTTTCTCGTACTCCTTTGATTTCATTTCTTATTTCTTTATTCTTAATAATCTGTTCTTCGTTCTTATAATATTCATTTATAAGTTGGTCTTGCTGGGTAATCTGTTGTGAATTTCGTAATTCTTCAGTTTCAATTGTTGATAACTTGTTAATAAGTTGAGATATCTCTCTATCTATCTTATCTTCTTTTTCTTTTGCTTCTTGGAAATTACTCCATTCTTTTTCGTAATCTTTTAAAGAATCTATTTCAATATTTAAATTTAACTTTTGCTTTTCAAACTCTTGTAGAGTTTCTTCATTTTCTTTTATTTTAGTATTAACTTCATCTTTTGTTTCTAAAATAGATTTAGAATTTTCCATACAAACATCACAATCTTCATTATATTTGTGAGAATCTAAATGGTCTTTTCTTTCGTATAATGTTTCTAGTTTAATAGAAATTTTTTGAATTTCTAAATCATTGTTAGATAAATCTTTTTTAAATATTTTTAATTTTGTAATTCCTTCTTCTAAATCTTCTTCATCAAATTTATCTAAGATTTCTTCTAATTGAATTTGTAATTCTTCTCTATGAGTAATCCTATCTTGTATAGAACTTTTCGAGGTTTCAATATCTCCTTTTTTATTTTCGAGGATTCCTAATCTCTTTTCTAATTCTTCGATTGAAACTCCACTATCAGCATTCAACTTAACGATTTTCTCGTTTAGGGATATAATCTTTTTGTTTAAAAGTTCTTCTTCTTCTTTTAATGCTTTTTGACTTAATTCTATTAATTTATATTCATTTTTGTTTTCTTTTAAATCAGTGTCGATGTCCGCTAATTTTTGTGTAAAATCATCAGACTTGAATTTTCTGATAAGTGTTGCATTATCCCTATTTTCATCACTTGCCTTTTGATATAATTTATCAAAGATATCTACTCCAATAAATTGAGAAAGAATTTCTTTTCTTTCCGATTGTGATTTATCAATAAATAAAGCATTATTTCCTTGTAGTGAAAGTGTTGTTAGTACAAAATCCTCAAACTTACCTAAATACTTTTCAATGTTCTTGTTAGTTTCTCTTCGTTGTTCTCCATTGAGTGATTCTATAACTCCACCAGTTTCTCTCCAAAAAGATACATCTACTTTAAGATTGGTTTGCTTTCTTGTCCACTTAGCACGTCTTTCAATAAAGTAATTTATTCCATCTATCTCAAAGTTAAACTTACAATAAAAGTTATCCCTACGATTATTTAAAATGTTTTTAGATGAGGTTGTACGAGAAGTTTTATCATAGATACAGAAAGATAAAGCATCCCACATAGAAGATTTACCTGATGCGTTGGGAGCAAAGATACCCATAATACCTTGTGCTTTATCAAATCGAACTAAATTATTTTCTCCATATGAAAACATATTAGAGAATTCAAAAGTTTTTGGTGTCCACAGAATATTACCCATTGAATCTGAATCATCTATCTGTGAATTTAATTCTGAATTTATTTCTTGTATCTTATCTAATTCTTCGTTTTCTAATAGATACTGTCTTTCTAAGTAATCTCGAATGAGTGAGTTTTGAAATGTTTCATTTTTAACATCACCAACAATGTTTTTATTTACCTTTTGATTTGTTTTTAATTGTCCGATTGTATCGGTTCTCGTTACAGTAACTTCAGCAACTTTGAATAACTTTTTTAGTTCAGTTATTCTTCTTTTCATATCAGAAGCTTCTGTTCTTGTGAATCTCAATCTTAATCTTGGATACTTTGGAAGTTTAGTACCAACTTCATCATACACCCATTGAGGTATCTTACCATTTACTACATCAACTGTTAAGAATCCATAATCATTGTGTATATGATGTTCAGTAAAGGTTCGAGTGGGAATATCCCATAATAAGTAACCATGATTTTCGAGTAGTTCTCCATGATTCTGTTGAATCATTGAACCTGCGTAGGCAACCCACTCGTATCCTTTACCAAATGTTTGTCTCTTGTGAATATCACCTAACATTGCCATATCGAATCCATCAAACATATCCACTTGGAATGAATTAGAGGAAACTGTATATCCAATATCAGTTTGTGCTTTGTTTACTGGTCCATGAAATAAACAGATTGTATTTTCTCCATTTACATCTTTTCCTTTTGGCCAGTTTTCTTTATCATCTAAAATAGAATACACACAGAAAGTAAGATTATGGATATTATAAACACCAGTATCTTTTAAGTAATGTATTCTTGGATTATTTAAATTCTCAACGATGGGTGATAAAACATCCAATCTATGTGAATTGTTTAAATTACAATCGTGATTACCTGTAATTATTATAGTTTCTCTTAATTTAGAACATTCTGTTAGAAACCATGAAATTTCTTTTATTAACTCTGGTGACATCTCTGTTTTAGCATGTGCAATATCACCAGCGATATAAATAACCGAATCTTCTATTTTATCTTGTTTAACTTGTTTTAAAAACTTTTTGAATACTAAACGATATTCTTTATGTCTTTGGAGATTTCTAATATGCAAATCTGCCAAATGATAAACCTTATTTATAATCATAAAATTGTTTTATATTTTGGTTGAATATAATTTTTTTTACTAAATGTAAATTTTTGTTTCATCAACTTATTATAATTGTTTTGGATTTTATTCCAATTATTTGTATAATATTTTCGTAGTTCTTCCTTAGACATTTTATTTATAATATCTAAATTAGATTTAAATTGTTCAATTATTTCTCTTCTTGAGTTTTTTTCAGTTGTATCAAATAAATCAGATGCCAACCAAAATCCATGTCTTTTTAAATATCTACGAGTTCCATGTGCACATAGATAAAGTGGTATATTAAATGATGCAAAAGGATTCCAACTTTTTTCACTTAAGTGTATTTCTATATTATCAGTATCAATCATTAGTTGTGTTTCTAATATACAAGAAACATAACTATTCATACAATATGGTAATGGTGGTATGTCTGGATTTACTCCACCATGAGAGCTTTTTTTAAGTGGTGTATCTAATATTTTTGGTATATATTGTTTTTTCCATTTTAATAAATCCGAAGATAACTCATCATCTGAATAATTGCTTGTAAATGCACTATATGCAAGATATGAATCCTTATCTAAACCTATATTATGTATATGCTTAAATACTTCAAATCTTTCTTTTTTATCCACACCAACAAACATATTTAATTTTTTTTCTCTTATGTTATCAAAAAATGGAATGTGAATAGTATCAAGATTTTTATAAAAATCTGTGTGTGGTATTCTATATCTGTAATAGTTGAAAACCTTTGTTGAATCCTTTAAATAAAATTTATTAGAGTGAAATGTAAAATATTTAGTATCCATAAAACATTGATAATTATCATCATCTATGAAAACAAATTTAACTTTATATTTTTCTGCTAATTTAATTATTTCATTATCAGGTTGTTCTTGGTAATTTAAATATTGAAAATCACAAACAATCCAATCATTTGGTTTTGGTTTTATTTCTTGTATATGTGATTCTAATAATTTAAAATAATCATTGTTTGGTGGTTGTTCTTCAAAAATGTATTTATCTTCAATAGAAACACTATTATCAAACTTATGAAATTTAACTTCTTGAGTTTCTGTTTCAAAATCTATAACATCATACCATGCAGCGTATGAACCTTTTCCAATATGATGTGGTATTACATGAATCATAATCCTTTTAATTTTTGTAATATGATATCTTCAAAACCAGTCTCTTTTGTTTGTTTTAGTTTTTCGTTTACTTCTTTAAAACCCATTTCAGATGCATCTTTATCTGATGGAATTATGTTTTTTGTACTAATGCCTTGATTACTAAATTGCATAGTATATCTTAATGCTTCTTGTTGTGCGTCTTCATCTAATAAAATATTAATACTACTTACTCCATTTTTAAGTATCGCATCGGATAATTTTTTTGGTATGAATTTTCCTAGTATTGGTATTGCGTTTCGTTTAACTGTCAATGCATCAAATACACCTTCTACTAATGTTATTGGTTCATTCCAATTTATTTGGTTTTCGAACATGATAACATTTTTCGAAACTGGTGGATTTTTGTATTTAAATTTCTCCTCACTAAATACAGACCTCGCGATGAAGTAATTGAGTCTGTTATCTCTATCATAAGAAGGAATAATAATACGATTGGCATAATGACCAGAATCACAATAACCGATATTATATCTTCTAATATCTTCTTTAGTAATTCCTCGTTCGTCTGCATATTTTAATGCCTTTCTATATAAAGGGTTAACTTTACCCTTTGGTATCTTTAAAAGTGACTGAAACTCGTTAGGTAACCTCAATTCTACCTTTTCATCTTCGGTATCTTTAGAATAAACTACATAATCATCTCCATAGATTTCATATATTTTCTTTAATTTGCGAGAATCTACATGAAGTCGTTTTAATAACCTCTGTATCTTTCTTCCTTTTGCATCACAAACCCAACAATGCCAATATTGATTTATCAAATTAACTTGTAACTTTTTCTTATGATGATGACAGAAAGGACAATAGTGAGCCTGTTCATCTCCTTTCATGGATGTACCTACACCCAATACCTCATCTAATATTGTTATAACTTGTTGTTTATCGTGTTGTGAAAGCATGGTTACTACTTAAAACTATACAAATATACGAAAAATAATTTAAATATCCAAATCTTTTCTAAAAAATTTGCCTAATATATTATCATTTAACGATAATTTATCTTCTAAAACCTTATTTTGAAACAATTCTTCTACTTCATAATAAGTTAATGATTTTGGTGTTTTACAAAATCTAAGTATTTTTAACTCCAAACTATCATTTATTTTATCTCGATTACCATCTAATTTTGCAGCCTCGTGTTCATGAAACCATAATTGTACTGATGGATTTGAAGAACGATAATCTATCCATTTGGATTCTTTGATTACCTTTCGTTTTCTTTTATACCCTTTTAGTGGTGGTAGTGTTCTTTTTGCATATAAAGATTTTTTCCCTATATAGTATTGACCTGTTTGGTGATTTGTTATTTTGTATATAAATCCGATAGTCCCCTCGGGCATATCAGAAATTTCTGTTATTGTTCTACCTTGGTAATTCCATGCCATAGTTAAGAATTTTAAAATCATTTTCGTACCTTTCTTTTACCCAATCTATCATCCAATCTTCTGTGTAATATATTTTACTATAATACTGTTCTTGATTTAAATTTGGATGTCTATCATATATTGGATTTCGGTTAAGATGCGGAATTTTTTCTGAATATTTTAATTTTTGTAAAATTTGATTACAATCAGTATCATAGTTTTCATATCTTCCTATGAATGAAACTTTTTTATTTTTTGTTTTTCCCGCCTCAATAAAGTAACTTTGAGGTAACAACCAAACATTTGTTTCGTCAATATTTTTTAGATAAAAGCTAAAATCGTGTTTGGTATTTCCTTTTCTATACTCATCTTCAAAAGCACTACATATTCGAGTAAATGGATTTCTTACTATTGTAAAAATATAGTAAGAGGAATCAGCATCTAACATTCTTAAAGAATCGTGCACCGAAACTTGTTCGGTATTTTTATCTTTTAATAAAATGTTTGTTAATGATGTTCCACCAGTTTTTGGTATATGAACGAATGCCCATTTTGAGTAATGGTTTATAAGTAAACTCAAATTAGAGAATTTATAGTTTTACAGAATCAGAATATTTCTTTAAATTAAGCTTTCCACCTCTGGCTTTGTTAAGTTGCTTTTCATTTTTTTGCAAACCAGAAACTTCGTAATCGCCAGCTGATAAAGGTGTTTTATCTTTGTTAGATTTTCCTAATTTAGAAAACTCAGATTTATTATATAATTCTTCAAGTGAAGCCATATCTTATTCCTCTTCGTCTATTTCTATTGTTTTAATAAGTAAATGTTCTGAAACATCTTCGTCTCCTTCTTTTAGTCTTTCAACTAATCCTTCATCGTCCCAAAATATATTTACATCTCCTTCAAGTTTTTCGTTGATTATATCAATTGAAACATTTTCATCTATAATGTTTCCATCAATATCACAAATATTATATTGTAATGCCATAATTTTTACTCCTCTATTATTGGTTTTATTATTCTAATATCTTCACAACCTGCTTCACCTTTTTCTTCTAAAAGTGCAGAAAAGATATCTGTATCATCTTCGTAACTATCATAAATAAAGTAATTGAATTCTTCTGATGCAAAATACTCTTGTATTTGTTCATCAGTTAACTCTAGGTTATCTTCTACTACTTCTTTATTCACTTTTAAAATTTGATAAGCCATAATATTATCTTTGTTTTTATATAAATATAACAAATTTTAGTTATACATCAAATCTTACTATAAAATTTACATCGTAGTCTGGTAAATTCTTTATTGGTTTTGGTAGTTTAGCAACGGCTACCATATCTCCACTTTTATCATATAATCCAATTGTACTAATATATGTTGATAAATATGAACCAGTTGTATCTACTGATGCAGATGCATAATAATCATCCCAACTACCACTTATTGTTGAGTTAAAAGAACCAGAGAAAAATTCTCTTCGTTTTATATCACTATACTCTTTTATTTTTCTTGTTCTTGCCGAAGAAACATTTGGTATTGCAGTAGTTGTAAAATCATATGAACCACTTAATTGTGATTCAACTGCCGATGGGTTTTGAGAATAGTTAAACTCTCCTGCTTTTGCAGTAAGTAAAACTTCTTGTTCTGTTATTGTTTCAGTTGAACGATACTCTAAACTATATGAAACTAAACTTGTAACATCTGATAAAACTATTAATCCATCTGAATAAAATATATTTCCATATCTTGCCTCATCGATATCCAAACCATCAAAATCTAAAGGTTCAGCTGTCAATAAAATACCTGTATTAAAATCAAGTTGAGTAATTGTAACATCTTTGGTTTCTACTCCAAATGTTAATACTGAGTTACCTGTATTAAAATCGATACTTGTTATGGTACCAGTAAAATTCTGGTCATCTGCATCAGTAATTGTTATAACACCAGTATTAAAATCAAGTTCTGTTAAGGTGTATCGTGGTGTTAGAGATGCTATATTTCCTTCACCAGTATCTCTGTAAACAGTTGATGTATCTATATCTGTTAAAAGTACACTACCTTTTTTAATTCCTAATCCTTTTTTATTTTGTGGAATTGTAATAACTCTAATTTGACCACCAATAATTCTTTCTTGTGAAATTTGTCCTAAATTACCATAATTACCATAGGTGGTAAATATATTACCATCATTTCTATAATATTTAGATTTTATAGATGCATATAAAGAATGATTAGAAACACCATTTGTAGTTGCCTCTGAACCAGAATCGTATGCACTACCACTAGATAAAGCACCAATATAAATTGGATTAGTTGCATCTGTTTGTATAAACTTTTTGTGAACTTTAAAAGTTCTTTGATTTATACTCGATTTAGGTATTGGTTTTAACATGATAGTATTGCTCCTCTATATAAATATATTAAAACAAAAAACCCCACTCGAAGTGGGGTTCTTATTAAAGTTTAATAATTTTAGAAATCAAGTTTTACTTTGATTAATACTTCTTTATCAAATGATTTAGCGATTGGTTGTGATGTTTTAGCCACTGCTAATATTTCGTTTGAATCACTATATAATCCAATAGTTGTAATAAATGTTTTTGGGTCTTTTTCAAAAGATGATTCAGCAAATGAATTATCTGAACCACTTACAAATGTTGGGTTATTTGAGAAGTTAAATTCTCTATTCGTTGCTCTTACAAAATAGTGTGATGTAGAAACATTTTCTGTTCTTCTTGCTTCAAAATCTCCTCCACCTGAAATTGCACTTTCTAATAAGAAATGATTTTTTGCTTCTGATGCAATTCCATATGATAACGATTGTGATACTGCACCTGCTGCATTTCTTGGAAATGTTTTTAGTTCATCTTGAATAGCCTTTGGGTTGAGAATTATAATTCCTTGGTCTGGATAAAATTTACCAAATCCTTGTCCTTGTGCATCGGAACCACTTGCATATTTTGATTCAATTGTTGCTTCGTTTTCTGAACCTAAGTTTAGTGAACCCTTTACTACATCAAATACTCTACCTGCTTTTCCAACTGTATCTGAAAATTTCTTTCCACTATCATCAATGAATGTAAATGAACCACTTTCTCCATTTAATGTTAATGACCAGTTTCCTGCATCCATTTTCTCTTTGTATCTTGCTCTTGATAAGTTAATAACAAAGATATCATCTATTTCTTGAGTTGAACCAGAAATGTTAGGAACTACAAATTTAGTATCATCTTGGTCTAAAAGAATTGATTTATATTGTGCGTAAGTTGCTTTAGTTGCTAAAGTAGATGTATCATCATTTGCAAGTGATACTGAACCACTACCAAATTTATGTCCATATGCAACTGCAAATTGTACATTATCATTAGCTGCAGTATCATATACATTTACATAATAATTTGAACTATTTGCTGAAGCTTGTGTAGATGAAGTAAAAAATGTAGTTAAGGAACCAGTATCTCCACTCCAAAGACCAGTAGTTACAACTTGTACTTTTCCACTTACTTGGTCAAATTCTCCAAATCTTTTATATATACCATTTGAAATTGAACCACCAGTTGCACCTAGTTTATCACCACCTGAAAGATATTGGTTGATAATCGTTGATAATTGTTCTGAAGTAAGACTACCACCACTGGCATCTAAATAATTTGCCAACTCTTGTGTCAAATTTACTCCTGCTTGTCCTTGTATTTGTGCCATTTTATTATTTCCTCTTTAAATTATGATACATATGTTATTGTTACTGGTATCGTTGCTGAACCTCCAGTTTCATTACCATATACTGTAATTGTTGTTGCAATTGTAGCAGTTATATTTGGATTAGGTATAAATGTAAATGTTAATCCTGTCTCTATTGCTGCTGTTGCAGTTATTTCATCTCCTAAGAATGTTGGTACTGAACTTGCAACACCCGATAAACCTGCTCCAACAATACTACCTGCATTTTTATTTGATAAAACTACGGTATATCCACTTTGTGTATTTCCACTTGGTGATGTAGTTGGTGTAAGGGAAACTTGACCTGAATTCTGATTTACAGAAATAGATGGTACACCAAATTCTACCTTTGGAATTTTTGTAGTACCCTTTGGAAGAGTAACTAATTTATATCTTAAAATTTGCGTTTCATCTGGCGATGCTTCAGTTATTGGTATTGCTTTAATTGCTGCATCATAGTATGCTGAACCTTTTGGGTGTGCCGGTTCGTATAATGTGTAATCAATCTCATCATCACCTAAAGCGAACTTGGTGATATTAAGACCTTCACCCGATGCAAGTTTCTCTCTACCTTTTTTAGTAAGAATTGCATCTACTGTTATTTCTGTATTATCTAAATATGCCATAGTTTTTTCCCTATTATGTTACAATATATAAATATAACGATTTATATTTTTAATAATTTTTATTACCTATAAATACTATTCTACCTCTAAAATTGGCTCTCCACTACCTCTACCACTATCAGAAACTTTTAATGTATTTGGGTTTGTAGTAAATGATTGAACTGGTGAACTACCATCTAATGTAGTTGCTGCAGTTTGTTTTGAACCATTAAAGAATGAATTTTCTAGACCAGTTGTTAAATCACCAGTGGTTATATAATGTGTTGGAAATGCACCATTTAATGGAGTTACCTCTACAATATTACCACCTACAACTGAGCCAGATGTTTCATTTCCATCAGAGCCAGTAAATGGTAAAATATTTACTTTATGTCTAAACTTAGTTACTGTTTCCAATTCTGTATATAAAGATGCTGAATTTAATAATTTTGGTACATTAACTGTATATGATTCTTTAATTAAAAATACTTTAGCTCTTTCTCTAACAAAGTTATTGTTTTTATCTAATTTTGTAATAATTGTATGTGAACCACTACCATATAAACCAAAGCCAGCTACTGTTAATGAGTCTGGTTCCATTCCTATTTGTTCATATGCAGTTGAATCATACTCACCTTGTACTGATTGAGATATTGTTGCTTCGATTGTAATATCAAATCCTGCCATATCTGAACCAGAGTTTCTAGTAATATCACCAGTAGTAACATAATTATCTGATGCTGAAATTATGCTTTCGTAGGTATCGTTTGTTCCTACCAAACTACTACTTACTACATTTTGTATTTCAACTTCATATGAATCCTTTGAACCACTTAAGAACACTTCTTCTTTTAAATCAAGTTCAACTAAGTAATCATCTTTTGATGATGTTACAACTAAATTATCTTGAATACCAATTGAAGTTTCATATTGTTTATTTTCTGCAGTAGGTTTTGTTCTTTTAATTTTACTTCTCTCTAGCATGTGAGGTTCTATCAATAAACCAGTTGTAACTTTGGCTCTTGCAGGTACAAGAGATTCTAAAAGTTTAAATAAGGATTTATCAATATACTTTACTAATTGAATATATTCAGAGAAGTTTACATTATATCTACTAAAATAGTAATTTCTAAAATTATTTAATGATGAATAACTATCTTCATAATAATCACTTGGGTCACCGATTAAATCATCTATACTAAAATCTCCTATTGTTTTTACAATGTCAAGATTTAATTCTTTTGCTGGTGAGAAGAATAATCCTAATTTATCCGAGTCTAATGGTGATTGGTCATATGATTTTTTAGTTGCTCTACTTCTGTAATTTAAATCTGATTCTAAAGTTTGTGTTTCAAACCTAATTTTATCACCAACACTTAAACCAACACTTGGTACATTTGATGTATTTTTTCTATCATAAAATGTAAATCCATATGGATATGAAGCAGATGGGAAATTAGATGCAGTTATAAAGTTTGCATAAGTTGTTATTGGGGAAACACTTTCTAATGAACCTGATAATGAACTTAATCCATCCGAAACCATAGATGCTGAAACAAGTGTGTTTCTCCAATTACTACCAGTTGAATCTAAATTTCGTGGATGTTCAAAATCAACTCTTAATAATAAATCTTCAGTTGAGGAAGATGAATGGTTACCATCTATTGCATCTCCATTCAATGCATGATTATCAATTCTTGATTGTGATAGTGGAGTTTTCCATAATCTAATTTCATCTACTGAACCAGTAAATGAACTACCACTAACACCCAAACCACCAATTAATAATTCTGTACCGGTATCCCAACTATGATTTGTAAGTGTAAGTGATGCACTTACTTGATTTCTAATTCTTTCTTGGAATCCTTCTTTTGCAAATACTTCAAATGTGGTAGATGAACCAGATGTTTTATTTACAACTATCTGTGTATAATCTTGATTAAAATAAGGAAATTGGTCTGTTGATTCTGAATAGTAAGTTGAACCAGATAATACATTTAATTGTAATTTTGCATCTGAACCCGATATGTAATTTAAATCTAAACTCCAACCACTACTTGAAAGTAATGTTTGAGATTGTTTTGTATTAGTTTCAACTCTTACTTCAACAGAACTTGGATACAAAGAACCAGTATATGCTTTCCAAGGAATAATAAGTTGTTGAGAACCAGAAATATTTAATGCAGATGTTGTATCATCGTATGTATATTTAACTAATCTTGAAGTGGTGTTATCTTTTGGTCCACCAAATTCCATTATTGTTAACATAGAATTTGGAATTCCATATATCGATAATGCTGCATGAATTGCCCTCTTAGTACCTTTGTGTTTATATAGATAAGGTAAGTTATTTAAAATTCTTCTCCATGTTTCTTGTTGTCTATCTTTACCTGACATTGTAGAAACTTGAGTACCATCTGAATGTTCACCAAATGCATATTCCCAAAGAGTTTCAGATGATATTCCTAAATCAGCATCCCAACCAAGTGAACTTAACATTTCATACATTAAATCACTTATAATTCCATCTTTAAATTTATTTTCAGCTTTTTTAGATTTTGATAATCTATTAATATAGTGATATAAAATATCAAAATGCTGTCCAATCATATCAAAGAATAAAACAAACTCTTGTCCTTTATCATCTTCTTGTATATGAATAGGCAAATTATTTACTAATCTTTCTGTATTATTTCTATCATATAAAGATGCAGTTGCATAAGTATCGTTATACCAATTAATTGCATCAGAGCCAGTTGGATTTAATAAACTACCAGTATTAGTAAGTTTAATATCACCAACAACACTTCCACTTTTTGGATATTGTAATGAACCACTTACTGTATAAAGATGTTTTTCAAATGCATCGAAGTTTTGTTTAATTTCTGATATCTTTCCAAGTATTCTTTTTTGTTCGTTTTGACTTGAAACTGAGCCTGCAGAACCAGTTGCAGTTGCTAGTAACTCGTGTTTACTTCTATATGATTCTAATAACTTGATTTTGTAATAGAAGTTTGCAACTCTTTCTTTTGCAGATGAATATTTTACAAAATTACCCCATTGTATTGCACTACCCGATGTATATTCTAACTGAAGTGTATCTAATGAAAATCCACTACCTGATACAAATTCTTGTATTACTGATTCTGATGATGTCGAACCACTTGCAACCAATTCATCATAAATTTGATAACCAATATCATCGTTTAACTCTAAACTTAAATTTGGTGTTAGAGGAATACAATTTGTAGTTACATCATCTATAATTGTTATCTGGTCTATTAATGGTATAGATTGAATTTTAGAAATCCATATCTTATCATTTACATCGATTGCACCATCTAGTGGTTCGTATAGTTTTAAAACAATGGATTTAGATTCTTTTATCTTTTTTCTTTCATTTGTATCGTTTATAAATTCGTACTCTGAAAATGTTTCTGTATCAATACCATAAGTTGATATTAATTTATTATCACCTTCTCCAAGATGTAAATAATGAGTTAAAAGAGTTGATGTGCTTTCATCAAAGGTTGAATAATCAAAACAATATTCAAACGCTTTTCTAATATCACCAATAACATCTCCCCTTCTTAAAGTTAAATCTCCTTTATCAAAAGTAATTGTTATCTTTTCTACTTTACCAGAAGTTAATTCATCTCCTTGTGCATTAAATGGTATTAAGAATAATTGGAATTGTAATATGTTATCATCTTCATCAAACTGTCTTTTCGCAGCTCTTAAAACATCTTCAACTGTAAATCTTGCATTGCCTGTTTTAGAAAACTGTCCTAAAAAGAAATCTTTTTCTGCTTGTGGGTTATACTTTCCAGCGTAAACTCTAATATAATCTGTATTAATAGATTGCCAACTAATATCAAATGGAACATTAAATTCTTTGAAATCTGCACCTTTAATACTCTGTGGATAGTTTATGTTTGTAATATCCGGTCCTGGTAAATATTCTTTACTCTCAACTATAATACTAACCTTTTCAATATCACCAACACCTGCTTTATTTATTGGTTGTAGGTACAAGGTATATGAACCAACACCATTTGAAAAATCGTTACTACTTAAAGTAATACTACCATTTGGTCCAATTTCTCTTTTTAATTTTCCTAATGAGTATTCAACAATATCAGCATTGACAGTTTTGTAAACTATTTTTAATGGGTTTTTATCATTGATATTATACTTGAATTGATTTGAACTTACATTTAAAAGAGGTATAGATGGTGGTTTTACTCGTGGTATTTTTATTGCATCTACGATTATATTTGTAGTACCTTCTTGTAATTCAATTTTGTAATCAATATTAGTTACAACTTTTTTTGCTCTATTGTTTGGAGTATCAAATGTATAAGTTACTGTATGTGTTGTATCATCTATACCAACACCAAAAAACTCAATAAATAATGGTGTATCTGATGAGTTTCGTGAAAGTTGTAATTCTACCTCGTCATCTGTAAGTAAAAAATCACTTTGACCAGTTGATGTTTTATATCTTATTATATCATTTGAAGATACATTAGATGTGATTAAAACATTAGTACCAACTGATGATGGGTCTATTCTTATACCATCACTCTCAAGATTAAAACTCAGTTCTACTAATCTATTTTCTAATAAATTTCTATAATCAAGTTCGAATGTTTTAAATGGTTTTCCATTTTTTAATACTTGAAATTCATAATAAGAATATTTAACACTACCAATTTCTAAAGGTCTTAAAGTTTCTAAATCATTTAATCTTCTTTCATTTAATTCAATTTCAAAATTTTCAACTGGTACAATTGGTTTAAGATTTTTTAAAAAACTTTTTTGTACTGCAGCAATTTTGTATGTATCATTTGATTTAAAGTTTTCACTTGCTCTAACTGTAAATGTTTTACCACTTAACAATTCTTTCGCAGAATAATTAAATGTAGCAGTAGTTCTTTGTTGTGAATCATTACCATCAATGATTATTTGCGATTCTCTATTTGATTTAACAACAACTGTTAAGTTTGGACTTAACGAAAGTGGATTTTCTATATTTGTTGAATATATACAACTTGTATTATCGGCAACAGTTGCTAATGGATTGTAATTTAACGCTGACCTATCCATACAACCTTTATTGATAGGCAATACCAAGTTATTAATATTTAAATTGTTTATTGGTAATTGACCGGCTTTAGGTACTAAATTATTTGTCAATATGGTAGTACCAACTCCACTTGTATCAAAGACAGCTATGTTGTCAACAATCTTTTTTGGAGTTGTACCACTAGTTGAATTTGTAGACAATAAAGTTTCGTTATTATCTGCCATTAGTAATCACTCCTTTCTGTTATGTTTAATAGTATTTCTTCTCTTGATATTATATCTCTATCATTAGCAACGCTAACTGTATCTTGGTTCGAATAAATTGGTTTAATTCTTCCACTACCAATTATAGTATCACCTGCTCCTAAATCATTTATAATACATTGACCAGTTTTATTGACTGTTAAATAGTGTGCCCCATGTATGCTATCTTCTTGTGCACAAATAGTAATTTGTTCTCCAGGTCTAATTTGACTTGAATTTTTAGGGCTTCCACTTGCATCTATATAACTTACATTCCCAATTTGTCCAACTCCTAAGTTTATTTCACCATTAAATAAGTTTTGCTGATTCCAATCATTTCGTATTATATAAAAATATGTATTAACGGCTACTGATAATTTAGGAACTTCTCTTACATCTCCATTCAATACATTTAAGCTTCCTTTTTCTTGATTTACTGAGAATGAATCATATTCAACTCCATTAATAGTTTGTAAAATACCACTCCCATCTCTATACTGAAATGATGCTATATCAGACCATATATAGTAATTTTTCTTTTCTTGTTGTGTTGGATATTGACAACTACCATCATCTTCAGTTGCCTTAGGGTCATAGTTTAAAGCTGCTGAATCAGTACAACCTTTTATTGTAATTCTAGTTGCATACAAACAACTACCATCGTCTGTTGTTGCAGTTTCATTGTAATTTGTTGCTTTAGGGTCTGTACAACCTCTAACTACTACCTCTGGTTCTGTTGTTTGGTAAATATTATTAGATGTTCTAGTTTTTAATAATTGTTTTACTTTATCTAAAGTTATTTGTTCTTCTTTAGTTAAAACACTATTATCTAAAATATTTCTTTTTGGTAAATGATAATCAATAGAATTAATTAATGCAGTAATTGTATCTTCTTTTAATTTCTTAATTGATAATTCTATACAATCTTGTGCTTCAGATGGTTTCCCATAATTTACATCATTTATATTCCAAACTCGTTTGTTTGCATAATACTTCATTGATTCTACAAGTTTTCTTTCAACTTGATACATGAATATTTCAAAGTTTTGAATTTTAAATTCTTTTTTGATTTTATTTATATATTGCTTTCCATCAGATTCTTTTCCCTTTGAAAGTAAAAATGTTGATATAATTTTTTGTAAATCAAAACTTTCAATAAAATTTTCAATATAATAAATTACATCATCTCTAAAAGTATCTTCATTTGTAAAAACATTATATCTTTTTTCTAAATCTTTATTTTCTTTTTTTGCTCTTATTGGTAAAACTCTAATTTCAGTTCGTGAAGGAGATATTTCGTGTATCCACAGTTTATCATTTTCATCACCTTCGTTACCCAATCTTCTGTTTAAAAGAGTTACTTGTGTTTTAAATATACCATTACTATATCCAGCTTCTCTAATAAGAGTTTCTAAATCTACAACAAATTCTGGTACATCGCCTTTCTTTTTTGTTAAAATATTATCTGATATTAAAAAGTATTTTGAAATATTTGCATCATCAAGGTGTATATAACGAACTAATTTTCCATCATCTCCTTGTGGTAATTTGTTATCACTAACATCATAAAGAATAAACTCAATCATATCAGCACAACCAAGACCAAAGTTTGCCTTTGATATTTCTTTTTGAAATATCTTTCTATCTTCTTTTTCAACAAGATAGCCTTTTCTTCCTTCTATATCTTTAAAGTCTTGTATAGCCATTAATTACCTTTTCCTCCAGTTCGTAGTTTACGATAGAAATATGCAGTTAAATCATAACTTTCTTCTCCAATAGTAAGTTTAATATCATCTATAAATTCTCTTTTTCTTCCTCTTGGTGAGTTTACATTTCTTACTTTTTTTGCATCTAAAGTTACCTTACCAGGTGTTTCTCCACTTCTTGGTGGTATTGTACCAGATTGCTTTGAGAACCCAATCCAAGGAGAACCATGTCCACCTCTTCCTGCTTGAATAGTAATCGAATAACTAATTTCTTGTTCTTCATTAAAGTTATATAATTCAAGACTATCTTGACCATTCCAACCTGAAGATTTTCTATTACTTCTAAAATAAAAATTACCTTTTTCTAATAATTGGTTATCTCCGAATGGACCAGGAATTTTCCAACCACTATCACCTTTTTGGTCATATGAATTATCAGGTCCACTTAAGTTTGCTCTAATTGCCGTTTCTTCTTGTGCTGCTTCTTCTTGTTCTTCTATTCTAATTAGTGTTTCTTTCTGTGCTTGTAAACCTCTTACTTGTGCTTCTAATGATACTCTTTCAATTGCTTCCTTTGTACCTTTTGTAATTGCCTGTTGGAAATCACTAAGTAAAGTAATATATCTTTGATTTGCAGCTTGTAATTCGTTTTCTGCAGCTGCTTGTTGTAATTTTGCTGAATCGGTTTCTACCTCAAGTTGTTGTATCACTCCTTGTAATCTTTGAATTTCAGCATTTGCTTCGGATAATTGTCTCCTTAAATCTGCAATTTGTTCTAACGCATCTTCGTACTTTTTTCTTAAATCATCATATTTTGATTTTAAAATATATGGTCCTCGTTTAGGTTTTTTTTCTTTTATAAGTTCATCAACCTTAACATCTATTGCTTTTTTTAATTCTTCTTCATTATATTTTGGTTTTTCTACATAGCCAGTAGATTCTCCACTAAAAGAAATTTGTTCTTCGTTAGGTGTAATATCCACCTCATTAAGTTCTGATTTAAATCTAGGGTCTTTGTTTTTTAATTTGATTACTTCTTGACCAAAATCTTTATCTGATTTTTGATTTTTTGGTTTAACTTCTTTACCATCAACCCTGCGCACAGATATTCTACCAGCAGAATCTCTTCTCTCTACCTTGGAACCTTTTTGTGTGAGTTCGTTAATTCTAAATTTATCAGTTAATGCCATATTACTTTTCTACGGTGAAAGTTAAATCCTTATCAGTAAAATATTCAATTACACCATCTCTATCTATTTTAATTTCTAAATAATAATCTCTATTATATTCCCAATTTGTTAAATTAAGTTTAAAGTAATTTCCATTTGAATCACAAGATAATTTTGTATAATCTCCAAAAGGTACAACTATTTCCTCTGTAACTATATCTTTAACTTGATAATAACTAGAGGTTGGTAAATAATAAACATCAGTATAAGAATATTGATTGGTGTAAGTTTTTAGAGGATATTTTTCTCTTCCAAAAACTCTGATTTCAGGTTTACTTCCAACTTTGTATCTAGTTTTCAATCTTTTAAAAGTTACATGAATATCATCAGCAGTTAATGCGGTTAATGAACCAGTTACAAATGTAGAATCATCCCAACCAATTCTTATCTTTGGTTGGTATATGGTATTTGTTTCTTTTGAGAAGAATTTTAATTGACCATAATCAATAGTATCATTTTCTTTTGCAGAATCGTGTTTTAATATAAAGCCTTCGTTGGGTAAAGTTCCACTTATCCATGTGTTTAATGGGGTTAGTACATCCATTACAATATCTGCTGATTCATAACTAAAAGATTGTGTTACATATGAACCAGTGTACCACATACCACCTTTACCATTAAATGAACCAGAACTTTCAAGAGATGCTGAACCTACTAACCAATTTGTTGATGTTTTTCTTTTTTCCCACGAAACACCATCGGTTGATATTTCATCAAATCTTGTTCCTATACCCACATCCCATGATTGAGAAACAGGATATGCATAGATTGAATATTCATTTGGTATTTCATTTGATTCACATTCTCTAACAATAAGTTCTGCACTACTCATAGTAACATCACCACTTGCTATGGATTGTGATAAAAGATTTGTATCAAATTTAATTAGTGAACGAGATATATCTTTTAGGTTACCATAATAAACTTTTGATATTTCTAATATTTCATCTCTACCTGTATTTTGGGTAGGTTGTTGTAAATAAATTGTTGCATCTTTTGATGCCGTTGTAAAATAATACATTATACTACCCTCCCCCTTATATCTTTGTTTGGAAACTTCACTTCAAATACAGATGGGTCTAAAGATGGGTAAACAATTTTACCTTTAGTTGCATCTGATATATTATATGAATTTTGTGAATAGTTTCCTAAACATTTATTAGTAATTTCACACTTTGGTACTGATTGTACTCCTTCTACACCTGCGATTAATAATTCAACTTCAGAAATATTAATTGGCATATTAAAAGTCCAATTATCTATATTAAAATAGTTTTCTAATTCTATTTGTACTCGTGTAAGAACTTGTCTTTTATTGTATCCACTATAAACTTTTATTTCAAAATCAACACCAATATTAATAATAAATCCATTTATTATATTAACACCATCAGTTAACATTCTATATTCACTTAAATAAGTTTTAAGATTTTCTTTTATTGCTTGATTTAAAGTTGTAAGAGCTTTTGTAGAATCATAACCCAAGACATATAAGTTAATAGCAAATGGATTATTTTTTTCATTTACATTTTTCTTTTTAGCACCTAGATATTGAACAACTCTTTCTTTAATTTCTTTTTCAGATGAATCTGAATTTTTAAGTTGTTCTACCAATCCTACAAATTCTTCTAATGAATCTTTATCAGTAAGTATAGAACTTGGTGAGTTATTATCTAACTCTCCATCAGGAGCACAATATGCTTTTGCAATACCACCATACTTTGATGGTAGTGATAATGCTCTTACTTGATAATCCTTTCTTGTTACTGCTCTGTTTTGTGTACCAAAGTTTGCCAATGCATTTTGTCTAATTTCTTCTGTTGTATCTGCACCTTTACCACCTGTTGCAGGTTGTTCATTATCACATGCTATTGAGTTTTTACATTGTTGTAATAATATTCGTTCTCCATCGCTTGAAAATACTTCTCTATCATCTTCAAATTCTATTCTATCTATTTGTACTAACTCACCAACACCAACATTTGAATCTACTCCACCACCTACTACATATTGAATAGTAAATGTGCCAGTTGGTGATTGTCCATATGAAGTTGTTTTCAAAAAGTTAGCAGGGTCAAATGATGAACCTAATTTATCAATAGATGATTTTAATCCCAATCCTACATTTTTAAATGATGGTACTAGTTGTTCATCTGATGATGTTGCATTACCTGCACCAAATACAAGAGTTGTTGTATTATTTGCATTTACTTTTGTTGTAAATCTTCTTGAGGTTTTTAGTGTTGTTAAAACACTAGATACACTATCTTTAAATTGTGCAAGAGTTTTATCATTTGCCTCTCCTGTTGCATAATCTGTGAATACCATTTCTTGTGCAAGATAAGGTACTTCATACCACTTATTATTGTTTTCATCTCTTACATCTACGATATCAACAACATTACTTTCAATCAATGATACTTTTGCAAATTGTTGTGGTGTGGAACCAAAATCTTTTGTAATAGTTTTTAAATCACCTGAAATTGCATTTATGTATTTTTTTATTAAATAAAGCGTAGGTTCTCCATTTTCATCAGTTTGGTAAACAGAAATTTCTCTTTCATTATCATCTGCAAAATCTAATATCTCTGTTGTTCTAAAATTTTGGTCGCCTATGGTTGCAGTAACTACCATTCCTTGTTTAACTCTTAAATAATATTTATCATCTGGTCTAACATTAGTTGTTCCTGCTTCTAATGGAGGAACTGTTTGATAAACTGCTAATTTTACAACTGCTGGTGAAGTTACTTTTGGTTTATATCCTAAATACTCTGCAAGTGCAATAATATTTTCTCTATCTTCTGCAGTTGTAATTAAAGATTCTTTTAAAGTATCATCAGTATAATAAGAAAGAACATCCCCAATATAAGATGCCATTTCTATAAACATCATACCTGGTGATGATTCATTAAAATCAGAATAGGTTGTTGGAAAATAAGTTTTAGCATACTGAATTAGATTTTCTCTAAATTGAGCAAAATCTTTATTAAGATACTTTATATTTCTTCCAGTATTTGGTTTTCTATCTAAACTATTTAATGCCATATTTTATTATCCCTCAACTAAAAATGTAATTTCTTGTGGTTCAAAAACATTACCGACAGTAAATTGTACTTTCATTTCTGCAGTATTTTTATCTTTCATTGCATCGGTCATGTTTACCTCAATCGTAGATATATCTATGTAAGGTAACCAAAAATTTACACTATTTGTTATATTTTCTTGTAATCTTTGTTCAAGATTATCAGTTGCTTGTTCAAACAATAACTCGTGAATACCAGAGCCAAAGTTTGGTTGAAATACTCTTTCTCCTTTTCTTGTTAAAAGTAAATTCTTTAAATTACTTTTTGCTTGTTCAAAAGAATTAAAAGCTTGTGCAAAGAAACCTGAATTACCTCGTTGTGCAGGTAAAGTAATACCATATGCCTGATTTGAAAATTCTTCAGTATCAGTTACTACTTTTTTATCAAGAATATAAGCCACTTACTATCTCCTATCTTTTAAACTTTTTAACAAGTTCTGAATTATCTCTATTTAAAATTCTATCTAATCCTGGCAAACCAGTTTTAACACCAAGACCAGTTTTATTTTGAACTTGAGATACATTACCATATCCCATTTGTGCTGCCATATTTGCTTTCATACCTTGTAATCCTGCACCAGCACCTTGTTGATTAAATGTAACTGTTTTATCCATACTTTCATTTACTGATTGGAAATTATCCAATACAGATTTTGATGGTGTTGTTCCTTTTCTTTCGTCTGAAGAAAACGGTTTTGTGTTATTAAGAACCTCATTTAACACTTCGTTTTTAGTGAATTGTCTTTTAGGTTGTGTTCTTTCTTCTTGTAAAGCAAGTTCTGCTTGTGCAAAAGGGTCTACTATATCATCTTCTACTAATTGCGTAGAGGACGGCACAACACCCCCCTTCACCTCTTTTAATCTTTTGTTAACTTCTTCCTCTAATATTTTAGGAAAAGTTTTTGTTAAAAAACTTGCGTGCTTTTTAGCAACTTCTGCTTCTACAATAGTTTTTATTACTTTTACTAATTGTTTTGAATTCATAATTATATAATTTTCCTTACTAATATAAATATATTATTATTGATTTTATGGTTATAGACAATCGGGTGGAATTACAAACCCTATTATATTACCTTTACTCCATTTTGCAATTTTTCTATAACAACCCCCACCATTATCTGAAAATCTGGATCCGCCGGTAGTATTTCCCTCTATGGTCACAACTCCAATACCTGGTAAAAGAGCTTCTACAATTCCAATGTGAACTGCTCCTGGTTTTCTCTTTCCTCTATATAAAATAGCTGCTCCTTGTTTTGGTGTACTTGAAAAATATCCATTATCTTTTGCCCATTGTAACCAACGATTACATAGAGCAGGACCAGTGTTGTATCCTTTTACCTTTGGTTCACCGTATGTTGGAATTGGTAAACCTGCTTCGCTCCACCAAGTTTTTACTGCAGATGCACACCAAAAAGCACCTTTACCTTTTCTTCTCCAAAGTTTTGGATTATCGATATCCGGTAAATGCATAGCATCAATTCTTCCTGCTTCATTTTTCTGCTCACCATTGGGAAATCCTCCATAGTTTCTATTTTTGTATTCTGCTATCTGCAAATCTGCTTTTGCAGCTGCAACAACTTTTGCACCACTTTTACATAAAAATTCGTTAGGTTGTATTTCATCGATTTTATTTAATTGGTTATCCTTTAAATCAGCAGGAGTAGAATCGTGTTGTTTTGTTTCTATTAATTGTGCTCCTCTAGATTTATATTCTAATGCAACTGAGCTTATTGTAGCTTGTTCTTGTTCTGGTAAACTCGAATCTTTTTGTAACAATATATTAGCAGCTTCAACTTTTTCTTTTATAATTTGAACTTCAACATCACTTAAAATATCATTTTTATCTAAAATTGGTTCTATAATATCTTTTTGAACTTCTTGAATTAAGTTCGGAGGTGTTGGTTTTTGAGGTGGAATAGTATATGTGGCTGAAAGTAAAACACCAGGAGCAGGTCCTAATAATATAGGACTAGGATATATTGATAATGTAAAATAAACAAATGTTAAAGTAGTTAAATGCATTTGCATTGAAGAAATCAATCTATCTAAAAATATATTACTATCGTTTATAGGTTCTATTGGACCAATTGGTATCCACACACCCGATGTACTACAAAAAGCATATATTGTTGAAATGTTATATGTTGCACCAAACGCAGGCATAACTGGTGGTAATCCAGATGATAATCGTACACCAGTCCAATATCCTACTACTGCTTTTCCAATATCATCTATGAAATTATGTTTACCACCCTTTACAGATAAAGCTTTAAGACAAGCAATATTTATTAATGATTTCATTAACTCAGTATTACCTTTTGCTACATTTACTAAATTTATTGATTGAAATCCACTTTTGACTGCTAAATCATATTCTTTTGTTAATTTATCAGCGAAATCTTCATACGATTCTGCATTACCAGTTGCGCGCTTATCTGGTGTTTGCATCCATGAACTCATATTTCTTTTGAATACTTGGAAAGACATTGTTTACTCCGTAAAGTTTTTTTCTGATAAGAAAGCATTTAACCTATCTCGTAACTTGTTAAAATCCTCTCTGTTATCAGGTCCTAATGCACTAGGACCAGATGGTGTTTGATATTGTTGTGCGTTGATTAAATTTATTAGTTCTGTTAATAGGTCTAATAATGTATTACCTTTTACAATTGGTTCATCTTGATTTAATGTATTAATATAAACCAATCCTGCATCATCTCCTAATAACTTTATATCATCACCATTGGTTTTTATTACAACATCTCCACCAAAATTTAAAAGTGCACCACCACCACCCTTTTCATCTTCTTGAGCATTAGGATTAAAATTATCAATAGTAAATAAACCATCAGAAATAAATCCATAGTTTCCTTTAGATAAAAATATCATTTCTCCTTCTTGTGATGCAAGTGCTATTCTTGAACTTTTAATTAAGATGTTATCGCCAGTAAATTCTGCAGGATATGTACTTTCCTCAAACTCTCCACCATCAGTATATCCCCCACCAAATGCAGTTACTTGTGCATCTAAAAAATCTTTTGTATATGGAAGTTTTTGATTATTACTTGTTAATGCAATAATAGAACCATCATCTTTAAAATCTTCTAGTGTTGGAGTTTTTTCTAATAATTCAGAAGTTTGTTTATTTCCTTGTCTATTTCTGATTACAATAGTTGGAGAAAACTCTTGTGTATTATTATAATGAGCACTAAATCTAATTGATTGACCAAATCGTGATTGAATTACTTTATCTCCTTCAAATACTTTTAGTGGATTTATTTGTTGGGGTTTAATAAAATTATTTTGTAATTGTGATTCATCACTACCTTGAGATTTGGAGGTCGGTGTACCACTCTTTGATACTTCTTTGTATTTATTTTTTTTATTTCTTTCTCTTATATCTACGACTGGATTTGATGCTATTAAACCATTTGGGTCAAAATTTCCTAAATTTAAATCAAAACTTCCTATTCTTTTATAACACTGTCTACCTTGTACATCAATTAGATGCACTCGTTCTCCTTTGACTGGTAAATCCAAATCAGTATAACTATGTGGTGGTATCCATTGTCCATCGCTTAATTTACTCGATACATCAGAATCCTTTCTTACCTTTGCGTAATATAAAAAATCAACTCGTCTTTTATCAACAGTTTCTGGAATACTGTTTGCTTCTATTTCTTCTATTTTAGGGTGGGCATCATTATAAACTATATCTAAAACAATACCGCTTTTTGAAGATACATCAAATGCTCCTCTTTGACTTGTATTTTGTATGGTTACTGATGCACCTACTCCTCTATTCATTATTTACTTTTTGTTTTAATTCTTCAACTTCGTTTGTTAAATCATCAACCTTTGTTTTTTCAGTTTCTACTTCGTAAACAGTTTCTTCTAACTGTTGTAGTAATTGTTCTTTTTCTTTATCAGTAAGGAAACCAGTATCTCCTTCTGATTTATCTTTTGATGCAATCATTCTTTGTGCTATTGCTGCCATTTTGATTAATGTTTCATCATTTCTTACCGAAGTATCAACTAAATCTTTTATAATGGGTCCTATTACTGCCATATCACCAGAATGTCTGATTACCTTTTTCATTTCAGCAATTAGTTCTGATATTCTTTGTTTTTTTGTTTGTTGGTTTTCATAGATATCCTCAAACAACCCACTTAAGTTTTTGCCAGGAAATAATTCAAAATTTGTACTCATGATTATACCATATTTTCTTGTATATAAATATAGTAAATAAAAAAACCTCTCCGAAGAGAGGTTTAATCTCTATTCTTCCGTGTCCTTCGAGAGAGCCTGGAGATGACCTTGGTTTGGTTCAAGTGCCATTAAATATTCATCGCTCATATCAATCCTTTCTTTTAAAGGTTCAACATATGCAACGATTGTTTCGGATGCGTTCACTCCACCCGCGACTGTATTGTAAAGACCAGTCCACACGGTCTACATATAAATATTATTGGTATAAAAAATTGATAATAGCGTATCGTTTAAAATCTGGTTCTGTTACTGCTAATACTTCGTGGTTTAAATTATGTTTTGTAAAATCCAAAATAACAATGTTACCAAATTCAGGAGTAATTTTAACAGATTTATTAATTACGATTTCCCCACCATATCCATCTTTGTAATCATCAGATAAATACATTAAAAATACACACAACCTTCCACTATCTTCTGCATCTGCATGCTCTTCAATAAAATTATTTTTTACATATAGTGTAAAATCAGTTTCACGATATATATGTTCAAACTCGGAATACTTAGTTTTATCTATTATATTTTCATTGTATAAATCTGTTATAATTGTTTTATCGAAAACTTCTTTAAGAATTTTTCTATTAAATGGAATTTTATTTTTGAAATACCAATTTTGACCATTGTTGAAAGATTTGTAACTATCTAATTGTTTTTGTATAGAATGTAATTTATCAAAATCTTCTTCTTCAATCAAAAGTCGTATCATTGCGCTACGAGGAGGTATTGGTTCATCTATACTAAATCTTGCTCTTTCACAGTTTTCAGTAAGTTTCGATATCGTATCTCGTATCTCTGTTTCAGATTCTACATAGAGTTTCTTTTCATATCGAAAGCTCCAATTTTTAGTACTAATTGGCTTTTGATTAAACTCTGTGTATAATTTATTATACAGTTCCTCATCTATTTCTTTTAAATTAAAATGTAGAAACCCTTGTTTTAATAATAATTCTCTATCTAATATCATATATATAAATATAAAACCCCTACATTTCTGTAAGGGGTTTTTTTCTTAACGCGTTTTGAATATTAATAAGTAAATCTTACTTCTTAATAATATGGTAAAGTACGAAAGCACCAACCAGTCCTAACAGACCTTCAGCACTCAAACTTCCTAAAATGCCCATAATGTTATCAACTACTGATACTTCTGGCCAGAATGGAATGTTTGTACCCTTGAATAATACTTCTAGTACAACTCCCAAGGCAACGATACTAATACCGATTTTTGTTAATTCATCAGCCCAAGAGCCGATTTTCTTTAAAAAATCCATATTGTTTCTCCTTTGTTTTAATTAAGAATAATAACTTTTTCATATTCCAAAACATTGGACTTGTCCACGAATAACTATAATATATATAAAATAAAAAGTATGTTTTTGATTTTCACACCCAATAGGTAAACAATATTGGGTGTCAATAAAAAAAACCCCACTAATTGTGGGGTTGAAACTTTACTAATCACTTTGAATTACGATTAGGGCTTTAATATTGCCAGTTTATTTTCTAAGTCTCTAATACGAGCCTTCATTTGTTCGTACTCTATCTCTTTATAAGTATAACGAGAATGTCCTTTTGGTTTAATCCATACTAACTTTCCTTTGTTATAGAGAGCTTTAGTACCTACATCATCACTCCAATAAGAGTGGACTAATAATTTACCATCTTCGGTTTTGATGTATGTTCCTTTTTGGTGTATAGAACCATCTTCGTTGAATGCTCTATACTCGTAAAGATTGTTATCTATCTGTGTAATAACTTTGGTTTGTTGTCCAAAGAGTGGAATGGTACACAGAGAAAATAATAGGATTGCTATTATTTGAACAACCTTTACTTTGAATAATTGTTCATTCATAATTCCTCCTTTAGTATAAATATACCAATGTTAAGAAATTGTTAAGTAAATATTATGGAAAGGTTAAATGATTTTCTTTCTTAAAATATTATTGTGAAGAACTAGAATATCCATTTCACAATTTAAAAATGTTTTAATTGCATCTTCTGGTGTAAGAACCATTGTTTGGTCTTTTAAATTAAATGAAGTGTTAATAACAATTGGATATCCATTTATTTCTTCTAAACTTTGTAATAAAGAATATATATATCTGTGTTGTTGTTTATTTAAAGTTTGTATTCTTGCAGATGAATCAATATGAGTTATGGCTGGTAAGTTTTCTATGTGTTCTGATTTTACTTTTACAACTTGATTCATATAAGGAACTTTATCATCATATTTAAAATAAGATGTAGATTGTTCTTCTATTACAATAGGAGCAAAAGGTCTAAACCCTTCTCTCTTTTTAATCATTTTATTTAATCGAGATTTCATTTGAGGGTCTCTTGGATTCGCAAGTATAGAACGATTACCCAATGCTCTAGCACCAAACTCCATTCTTCCTTGAAACCAACCAACTACATTTCCTTCTTTAATTTCTTTTGCTATAACAGGAATAATTTGTTCATATAATTTTGTTTCTATCCATATAACATCTTTATATTTTTCTATTGCAGTCAAAATTTCTTCTTTATTATAACTTGGACCAAGATATGGATTGTTGTTTAATACTCTTGTTTCATTTGATTTATAATGATAATCTAATGCACAACCAATTGCAGAACCTGCATCTGATGGTGCTGGTGGTATGTATAATTTTTTAAATTTTGTTTTTGTTAAAATTTTACCATTAGCAGTTCCATTATATGCACAACCACCACTTAAACAAAGATTTTCTGATTTGGTTTTTTTATATAATGAATTTAATAATTTAAAAAATAAAAACTCATATATAGTTTGTAGACAAGCTGCAATATCTTTATGGTCTTGGGTTAATTCATCTTCAGGCAATCTATTTGGTATCTTAAATAACTTTCCAAGTTTTTCATTAAACATACTTTTATCATCATATTCATAAGTAAAGTAATCCATATTTAATTCGAATGTACCATCTTCTGAATTTACTTTATATAGTTGTTTAAATTCTTTTAAATACTTTTGGTTATCGCCATATGGGGCTAATCCCATAACTTTATATTCACCTTCGTTTGGTTTGAAACCAAGAAAGGCAGTGAAGGTAGAATATAACATTCCTAATGAATGTGGAAAGTTTATACTATGTAATTTCTTGATTTTGTTTTTATGTCCTTGTGCAAAGCAAGTGGTTTCCCATTCACCCACACCATCTACTGATAAAATTGCTGCATCTTGAAATTCTGAAGTGTAGTATGAATATGCTAAATGGGATTGATGATGGTCAGTATAATATATTTTGGTATTTTTACCAGCAATATTTTTTATTTGTTTTTTTAATACTTCATATGATTCTTGATTTCTAGTTAAAATTTTATTTTCTTTACTTGAAAAAAAATCATACCATTTTTTAGGTTTCTTTTTTGTACTAACTTCTATTCTATCTAATTTTTGTTTGGGTATTTCATAAAAACATATTGCATTTATACTTTCGTTATCTACATTATATGTTTTTAGTAACCAATTAATAGTGTTACTTGGAAACGAATAATCGTGTTTGATGCCTGTAAATCTTTCTTCTTCACACGCACCTAGAACTTTTCCATCCTTAATTAATGCAGCTGCACTATCATGATATCCACAACTTATTCCTAAAATATAACTCATTACAAATATTCATTATCTAGAAAAGGATTTTCGTCAACCTCTTCTTCTTGTTTCCAAAATGGAGATTTTTTTACATCAATTATTTCTCCATATTCTAAAAAATCATTTAAAAGTTTTTTCTGATGTTTTTTCATTACATTTACAACTTTGGTGATGTAATGAGTTTTACAATCAGTCATCTCTCTTATAAGTAGATATAAATGCTTTTTATTAAAGTTTTCTATATGTTCACTTCTTCTAAATAATTCAAGTATAGAATCTGCAATCTGTAAATCTCTTTTTTTTGTAAATACTATATTTAGGTTTTTATCCCAATATTTTAACATTATGTTTTTAAATTCATTAAATTCATTATCTACTTGTTTTTTTACAAAATCATTTTCAGGGTTCCAGGTTTCTGGCATTTGAGATAATAAAGAATTTTGTTTCCATCTTTTGTAATTACCATTGTTTGCTAAAATCAAATGGTTCTTTGCAATAATAGTAAAATAAGAAAAAGCCCTACCTTTACCTTCTTGAAACATATGCATCTTTTCCACCATAACAGAAACTACTTCCATTTGAACATCTTTTTTTGGCACATCAAAATAAGTAAATTTAAATGTATTCATTACATTCTCTGCCAATTTTTCAAAAGGAAATTTAATTCGTTCCTCGTAAATTTTAGACCTCTCTACCGGGTCTTTACATTTGTTATATTCGATAATTGCTTCTTGCGCAGGTGTACCGAAATATATTTTGGATTTTTTTCTTCTTTTCTTTGGCATATTATAATTCGTTATCAAGGTTCTCTATTATTTTTTTTATCTCATCAAATGTAACTCCAACTTCATCATCTTTTTCAAAAGCTTCTCTATTATCCAATTTTCTCATATTGTTGAGAGCAGCTGAAACTTGCTCTCTTGTAGAATCTATCGTATTTATAAATCTATCTTCAAGTTGTTCATTCTGTCTTAAAAGGTTTCTAACACCTATTAATAAGACAATGTTCAGTATTACTGAAACTCCTATAATGATATTATAGGTTGTAAATATTTCTAACATATTATTCTAAGTTTAATTTGTATCCACTAAATTGTGTAAGGTAGGAAGTTAATTTTGTACCGTTACCATCTCTGAATTCTTTTCCTTTTTTTAAGAATCTTTTAACATTACCTGGTCCTGCTAAGTGTGCAGCTGCAAGAATACCACTTTCGGTAATCTCTCTACCATGTATGGATTTACCTTCCCATTTATCAATATACTTCTGAAGTATTTTTTTATTATGTAAAAGTAAATCTAACATTGCTTTTTCTTGTAAGTAAGGTGAATTAAGAAATTGTTCTTTTGATACATCGTATCCTAATGATTTGAGAGTTCGTTTACCGAATTGGTATTTTCCCATATAACCCCAACCATTTACAACATCGTATCTGTTTGAGGATTCTCTCATTCCTATTGCTTCAAGAAACATATCGTGTTGATTTATTTCTATTTTAATAGGCTCTATTTCTATTTCTATAAGTTCAACTGGTTTAGGTTCTAATACCTCTGCTACTGGCTGAACTGTTGGTAATATAATGTTGGCTGTGAATCCAACTAATCCCAATGTTACAAACATTGAAATTACTACCGTTAATATTTGTTTTCTCATAGGGATTGCTCCTTTTGATTTACTATGTAAATATACGAAAAATTTTCGATATATCCAAATTTTTAGGGAGTTTTTTTAACACTCACCTGTTGGTCCATAGTATAACCCACTAAACTCCTCATCTAAATCTTCATTTTCTTGCGTATCTTCTAGTATATCATTAGTCATTTCAAGGAGAGCTTTGTTTTCTTTCGTTACATTCTCCCATAACTTTACATTGAAATCTATTTTATTTAGTATTTCTTTTTTTGTGAAAACATTTTTCTGTATAAGCAAATCCATGATACTTTGTGTTACTAAACTTTGAGTAAGTAATTTACTTTGTAATCTCTTTATTATTTTTTTTGATGTTAAGTTCATTTAATAAATCTTTTAATTCGTTTATATTCTCATCTCCTAAAACCAAATCACCAAAGGATTTTTTGATTGATTTATCACTATAACCTAATGCTGCTGCTAACCTAACACAAACAATTTTGTACTCGTTGATGTTCATATCATCTGGTACTTCAAATTCTATTTTAGATGCTTCTCTGTTTGCCTCTACAAACTCTTTATCTGTATATGTAAATATAAGTTTACTCATTTTTTCGTTTTATAGGATTTCTGCTCCTTGTGTTAATAATGGTTGTGCTTTTTTGTATTTCATAAATTCGGTTTCACCATTTGGTAGTTTAACCATTACTCTTTCGTTTCTTCCATACTTCTTTTTTCTAACAACAGTTTCAGTATATTTTCTTATAGAATCTGTAATTAAAACACCGTTAAGATGGTCTATTTCGTGTTGAGCAACAACAGATTCTAACATTCCCTCATCTGAAAAAAATTCTTCTGAATTTTTCCATGTACCTGTTTCTGAATCAGGTGAGAATATAACTGTTCCTAAATTATCACACTCAACTGTAAATGATTTATGTCTTACTGTCTTAACTGGTTTACGCATTGATTTGGGAATTGATAAACACTGTTCTACATAAGCAACTGCATCATCCGATACTTCAACAACACGAGGGTTTATGAGTACCAATGGGTCTTTTACATTGATTACACAGGCTCTTTTATCTATTCCTATTTGATTTGCTGATAATCCGATACCTCCATATTTTTTTAAACCATTTAATAGCTTAACAGAAATATCTTCTATTTCTTCTTTAGTAAAAGTAGATGGTTCTATTTTTCTTTTAAGTTTACTTGGGTCTTTAATTAACATCATTAAATAAATTTAATTGGTTTGTATTTTCTACTAATTTTCTTTCAGAAATCGGATGTCCCCATCCTCTTACATAAACTGTTTTACCCCCATCAGGTGATTCAAAGATTTTAGCATCTTTCATTTTTTCAGAAAGTTCTTCTCTGTATTTAATTCCTTTAAGATATAATTCTCTTACTTTTTTTCCAAGTTCCATATCGTTGGGATACTCATTTACTAATTGTTCTATATTCATTATTGTATATTTTATAAGTTGGTGGTTACTATTAGTTTTTTTAAATTTGGATATTCTTTTAAAAGGTCAATGTGAACAAAATAATATTCCCAATCTACCTCTTCTAAATCATTTATTTCTTTTAAATTAGAATATACTTTTTTATCTAACCCAACCCAATCGTTGTTTTGCCAGGTTACAATTACATCTCTTTTTCTATCAATTCTTGCAAAATCTAGTAGTGGATTTTTTATTTGAATATAAGGTTTATCAAAGAAAAAGTTTTGTATTTCTGATGGTGAACCATATTCCAAAATAATAGTATTTATTTTTATTTTTGAATTTTTAAAATACTCTGTTAATACATTTAATTCATGTCCTTCTATATCGAGTGCAAGTACATCAATTATATTTGGTGCTTTAAATTTTTTAAGTAAATTTGTTAGGGTTATACTTTTTAAAATGAGTTCGTCAGTATCTCCAACAGGAAACTCAGTTTTTTGATTACTATTACCTTGTATTTTTGAATATTCAGGTTTTTGTATATGTCTTAAAAATTTTACTTTTTTTTCTACATCTAATATAGGTTTTTTTTCAATGTGACACTTTCTGTATTTATGTAAATTTTCGTGCCAGTATGTATTTGGTTCAACTACAATCCCATTCCAATTTTTTTCTTTTTCTAAAAAATGTGTTTGAGAACAAACTAATCCATCCAATGCACCTATTTCAACAAAATATCCATTCTCTTTTCCTCCAAATATAATTTCATTTATAAATCTATCATTAAATAAATCGTGATAATATTTGTTTTTCATTTTTATTCTGCTATGTTTAAATATTTTTCTAGTAACCAAGATGATGATTGAATCTTATCTCCCAATCCCCATACTGAATCTATTCCATATGAATTACAAACATCGTTTTCTGGTGTGGTTGTTTCTGTTCTATCACCACCATTACCAAATGCCATTACACCTTTTGGTAAATCACCATTTTCACTTATATACTTTCTTCTTGCATGGTCTATGAAATCAATTGCTGTATCATCTCCATGTATAAGTGGATTCATTACATAAACATAATCCACATCTCTTAATGATTCCATTATGAAAGCTCTTTCATCTTCTTTCATAAATGATTTACCCTTTTTTCTCCTTAACCAACTATCGTTGTTTAATCCTATCCAAACTTCATCTGCTAACTTCTTAGCATTTTGGATACATTCTATGTGACCTTTATGAACAGGATCAAATCCACCACTTATTAAAATTACTTTATACTTTTTACTCATTATAAACTATTTGTTATACAAATATACGAAAATTATTTTACAATTCCTAATTATTTCCAAGAAAATCCAGCTCCCATATGTCCAAACGCTGCTGATTCTCCAAATATCGGTTTTCTTAGTTCTAAGAAATCAATAATTCCTTTTGGTGATAAATCATATCCTTTGATAAATTCGTGCTCTCCATCAACGATTGCAGTTGCTTGAAGTGGTTGGTCATATCCGATTGCATAAGCAAGTTGAACTATCACTTCATTTACCT